ATCTGCATACCACTAAAGTCAAAGTTAATAGTAGGACCGTATGCTATGTAACCCATTTCGTCTGCTGTGTTTAAATCTTTGCCTGTATAGCTTCTGTAATATCTAGGTTCGTTGCCAGGCTTTTTTGTAGCCTTGTCTATTTTCATTTGATCAGGTAAAGGAGTTACATCGCGTTCCTTCTCACTCCTAACGAATACTAATGCAGTATCATCATCGATTAAATGTTTATACGCTGTGGCATTAAATGGAGCTGTATTAACTTGAATAAATCTATCTTCAGGAACACCTGCCATACCTGCAAGTTTTTTCTTTACTTCGAAAGGAAAAGGACGTTCTGCTGTATCGTTTGTTGCGGCAACATAAACATTTTTTTGACCAAATGTTTTTACTGCCCAGTCGTAAAGACTTTTATGCCCAGGGTGAAAAGGATGAAATCCTCCTGGCATGATTGCTACTACTTTACGGGCTTTTGCTTCAAACAGATGACGAAGTTTCATTTTAGTATCCACACTCTCTAATAGTGTCCATTTCTTCTTCACTAATCATTTCACAGACTTTATCTTCGTCTTCTTGCTCTAGTGTAATATGACTTGGAACTTTAAACTTGTCTGCATACGATTCAAATGCACTTTTGATAATCGGACGCATTGTATTTTCAAGGTTTGGATCTTGATCAGCTTTAACACGATCACTGCATTGACACAGCCCTGGGAAATACTGTTTGCGATAAAACTGCGGATCATTCTTCATAAACACATATAAATCTTCTGCAAGATCATATGGTAGTTTAACTTCTGTATCTTGATTGTGCAACTCAAATAACTTCATATCACCATTTCCTACAACTCCAATATCGAGCCTTATGACGCGGTCCAGGATTGTCACAGTTGTGTCTTGCTCTAAAACTTCTACGTCTGTCTGGGTTAGATTTTTTAATTCTTGATTTCTTATCACCAAAGTTTACTTTTACAACATTACCCTTTGGATTGCGAACATACACTTTAAACTTCTTAACATCGCCTTGCATAGGCTTGCCTAGTTTAACTTTACGTCCTTGATATTCTGCTTCGTCTAGATCATCGTCTTCATTAAACCACATTACACCGTAGTCTTCAAAAAAGTCATCATCGTCGTCGTAGGTAACTTCGTCTAAGTCTTCGTCTATATCGGTGCTGATTTCAATATCAAAGTCTTCATATCCGCTTTCAAACATATAGTTTGCTAGTCGATCAGCATATTCGTCTGCTTCTTCTTCACTTAAATGGCGTGGCAATGGAATTTGAACAAGACTAGCACCTTGCTCTGTTTCAAATACTTCGTGTTCTGGAAAGATAGATGTATCTAAACCTTCGTTTAGTTTTTCGTCTTTTTCCATTACAATATTAATAAAATGTTCCATAATATTACCTTATTAGATATTTACCTTTAGTCTATCCACGGTGTATCAGTATGCCAAGCACCGTTTACAAATACTGCTGTTGCCAGTCCTCTGTAACGAGGATTAGTATCTAATACAAATGGTGTCCAGTCTAGGTTTTGCTCAACTCTCCATTCGCCTGCATCACCTGCGCCTTCGTCCCACCTTCTCCAGTTAGCAATGCTTACATAGTGTTGGTTGGTAGCAGTACCAGTTCCTGGAACAAGATGTATAACTTGTCCTTCAACACCGTCTGGTAGTAGCCAACTGTCATCGTCGGTGTCCGCAGAGTTTAATACTAGTACTGTTTTAGTTACGTCTAATGTTGTAGGAGAACCTGTGCTAGTTCCGCCTGTTGTCGTATCAGTGCTGTATGTTACTGTGCCACCAACAGACAAGTTATTAATGCCGGATATAGTAGATCCACTAAACAGAACAGTTGAGTTCTGCATATCTATAGTTTTACCATCACCAAAGTCAATAGTGTCTGCGTCAAAGCCAAACTGTGTAGAATCACCTGGTAGTGCAGGTTGATTATATGTAAATCCTGCACCAGTGACATCACAGTTGAATGTTACACTATTACCTGCCTGGAATATTGTAGTACCGTTATTGAACTCTATTTCACCGTAGAAGTCACTAGCAGTATTTGTTTTGCCAAGAATAACATCACCGTCTAATTGTATTGCAGTATCGTTATCTTTGTTACCTAAAATAACATCGCCTACACCACTTGCACGACCAATTTCAATTTGTCCGTTGTTTGCACTATCAATGATAACATAATTGTCAGCAGTAATAGTTAAGTTGCCATTAGTAGTTTCTAGTGAAAGTTCGCCACCTTCTATATCTATACTGCCAAGACCTGTATGTCTAATAGTGATACTACCTGGGGAAGTTGTAGATTCTATTAATACATCGCCTTTTCTAATATCGTTAGTTATATCACCGTCTAATACACTAGTAGGAACAACACCGTTTACACCATCTACTAATAGTGTTGAGTCATCTGCAAATACACTACCTGTAATATCACCATCTACCTTAAGGCCGATAACAGCTGCACCACTTACATCTAAACTACCAGTAAGTGTAGTACTACCGTTGATAAAAACATCTGCACCTGATAATGTAAGATTGTCAGCGGCAGTTACATTAACATCGTCTGTGCTTGAAAGTGTTAAATCTTGAGTTGCACCAACTGTGACTACATTGCCAATATCTGTAATACTTAACAATGTTTTGTAATTAAATTGATTTACTTGAATAGGTCCTACAAGTTTACCATTTACAGCGTCGACTAATAGAGTTGAATCGTCTGCAAACACCGAACCGACAATATCTCCTACAACATTACCTGTTACATTACCTGTTACATTACCTGTTACATTACCTGTGACATTACCTGTGACATTTGCTTGTACAGGTCCTACAATCTTACCATTTTGTGCATCTACTAACAATGTACTGTCTGTAGCATATACATCGCCTGTAAGTGTACCAGTTAACGCACCTGAAGAAGTAGCAGCAATAGTTGCATCTAAGTCTGTTTGTGTAGGAATTTTAACACCGCTAAACTCTAGTTCACCATCTTGGTTAACACTAATATTTGTATTGCCAAGATGAATAGTGTTACCGCTGAGATAAATGTCTCTAAAACGATTTACTGCATTACCAATATCGTATGTTTCTGTAGCGGCAGGAATAATATTTCTGTTTACGGAAGAAAAGTTACTTGCTATGCCAAACAAGTCATCAAAGTTTTGATTAATTTTGTCAAACGCATCACGTATAGGTTCACCGCCGGTAGATCCTACATCTGTGCCTATATCTATTGGTCTATCGTTTGTTCTGTTATTAGTTGCCATCTACACAGTCCTTAATGATTCAGTAAAACTGAATTAACTGTGCCAGCAGTCCAGTCAAATATTCTTGCTCTAACCCAAACAAAGTTACCTTTAAAATTATAACTTTCTATAACGGTACTGTTGGTATATTCTCTTTTTGTAAGGCTACCTTGTACAGTAACTCTTCCTGTAGTGGTTACAAAAAAGTCACCGCTTACTATTTCAAAAGGAATATCTACCCAATCTTCATCCACAGGATCAACTGCAAGAGAACCTTGAACACTAACGCTACCTGTAAAATTATCAAGATTCCACGCAACAGTATGGAACCCATCTGCTCTTCCGTAAAATCCGTCACCTTTCAACTTATCTCCGATAAGAAGTGTGGTGCTGTCCCCTGGGTGCGTGTTTGCACTTAATAAAATTTGACTATTTGCTGGCATAATGTTATTTATCAATATTTGATGGACAAACAACTTCGTCAATTCTACGTATGCCAGTGCCTATAAGTAGTTCGACTAACGTAAGAACTTTTTCGTCTCTAACATAAAAGTATCTTCCACTAATATCACCGCCATATTGTATTGTAGATAATACGGTGTTGCCTATTTTAATTTTATCTAAATTATTTTCACACCAATTTGCAAAATCACGATTACACGATCTTAGTGTAACTCTGTATTTCATGTCTGGAACTTCAACTACAACTTGATTTTTATCAAGTTTCTCTACATATTCTGCAGGACTCCAAAACTCTACAGGATGATTTACATTTTTTTGTAAAGACTTTAACCAATTTTTGTCATTGCTGTAGATGTTTAAAAAGTTCATTTCCACTCTTAGAGTGAAGTCTTTTTGTCTAGTAAACTCTCTTAGCAGATATTTTCCGTCTTCAAAGTCTTCGTAAGGTATATTTCTACCCCAATATAATCGACGGGGCATAGTAAGTGTTCTTGCCCCTTGGTCTACTTGATATTGTAAACTGTCAAGTTCTCTGCGAGCAAAATCTAAGCCAACATTTCTAAAGATAGAAGCAATCGTAGAATATGCTACAAGTTTATACTTGTATTTGTCATAAAATAATTTACGAGCAGTTTCAAGCCTCAACTTCTAGTTCCTTACTTTCTACTTCTACAACAAACTTATCTTCTACAAAGTCAATCTTACATTCACCGCCGTTCTTAAGATCACCAAACAACATTTGTCTACTTAATGGACGTTTGATTTCGGAGTCGATTACACGTTGTAAAGGTCTAGCACCCATTTTACGATCAAAACCTTTGTCAATTAATGCGTCGAGTGCTGTATCTGTAATTTCAATCTTAATACCTTTAGGTTCAACCATGTCTTTGAGCTCAACAAGGAACTTGCCAACAATCTTGTACATAACTTCTTTGGTAAGTTTACCGAATGTAATCACGCCGTCAAGTCTGTTACGGAACTCGGGAGCAAAGAACTTCTTAAGATCAGTGTCTTCGTAGTCTTTTTCAAAGTCGTCGTTAAATCCAATGGCGTTTTTCTCTGCATCTTTAGCACCTAAGTTAGTTGTAAGGATTAACACAGCATTTCTTGCATCCGCAGTCTTACCATTGCTTCCACTAATAAAGCCGTTATCCATAATTTGTAATAGTATCTGTGACACATCAGGATGTGCTTTTTCAATTTCGTCTAATAACAATACACAGTTAGGATTTTCTTGAAGTTTTGTAATAAGAACACCTGCGTTATCTTCATAACCTACATATCCTGGAGGACTACCGATAAGTTTTGCTACACTGTGCTTTTCTTGATATTCTGACATATCAAATCGTACTAACTCTACGCCTAATTGAGTAGCAAGTTGTTTAGCAGTTTCAGTTTTACCTGTACCAGTTGGGCCCATGAATACAAAACTACCAATAGGCTTGTCGTCCGGCTTAAGTCCTGCCTGTGCAACAAGAATTTTATCAACAATACTTTCAATTGCTTCATCTTGACCGTATACACTTGCTTTTAAATTTTCTTCTAGATTTGCAAGATTGTCATTTTCTTTTTCTGCAACACGATCTTCCGGAATGTTAACCATTTTAGCAAGTTCAAATTGAATTTCTTCTTCACCTACTACTTTGTTTTCTTCTTGGTTATTAAGTTTAAAACGACTACATGCAACATCAATCAAATCGATTGCTTTGTCTGGAAGTTTCTTATCACTTTGATACTTTACAGATAGTTTAACAGCAGCTTCAATTGCTTCGTCTGTAATAGTAGTTGCGTGATAGTCTTCGTAGTATTTTTTAATGCCTTGTAAGATGTCTTTTGCTACTGCCGGAGTAGGCTCGTCGATGGTCACACGTTGGAATCGACGCATAAGGGCACGGTCTTTTTCGAAGAACTTACGATATTCTTCCCAGGTAGTATTAGCAATAACTTTTAAATTGCCCTTTGCTAAAGCAGGCTTCAACATATTAGCCAAGTCGTTGCTGTCATTCTTGCCACCTGCACCTGCGCCACTCATCATATGTGCTTCATCAATAAAACAAATAGTTTTGTCTTTTTTAACCAATGCCTCAAGCACGAGTTTTAGGCGTTCTTCAAAATCTCCGCGATACTTTGAACCAGCAAGCATGCCGCTAATGTCTAGATTATAAACTTCATAACCTTTTAAGAAGTTTGGAACATTATCGTTTACAATGTTCCATGCAAGACCTTCTGCAATAGCAGTTTTACCTACACCTGGATCGCCCACCATCAATACGTTATTCTTGGTTCTCCGCCCAAGAATAAGAGCAATTTGATCTAATTCTTCTGCACGGCCAATAACAGGATCAATTTTACCTTTGTTTACTTGTTTGTTTAAGTTTTCGGTATAAGAGCTAAGTGCTTTTGCAGCTTCTGAACTTATTTTGTCATCTTCTTCGTCTTCGAACACTTCAGAATTAATATATTCAGCAAAACTAATTTTTTCTACGCCGCCTTTTTCTAAGAAATATGTACTGATACTTTTTGTTTCGTTAATCGAACTTAATAAAATATCAGTTAGTTCAATATTAGTACGGCCCGCAAATAAAACTTGTGTAAAAGCACGGTTGAGTACACGTTCTACAGTTTGTGTTTTTTTAGGTTTAAATTTTTCGTCTTCTATATAGAGTTCTTCGCAGTTATTTTTAAGATGATGCTCTAAATTGCTTTTAATATAAGATACATCAGCACCGTAACCTTCTAGCATTGAATAAAATTTATCTTCACATAACATTGCAAATAGAAGATGTTCGAGAGTAACATATTCGTGTTTTAATTTTTTTGCATCTTTAACTGCTTTATCAAATACTAATTTTAACTCTTCTGATGGCTCTACCATAGAAAATATGCTCCTGTTGTTTAATATATTTACACATTATACTGTTTATTTTAATAAATGTCAAATAAAACGGTTATGACATTTCGTCTTTAAGTTCTTGAATTTTTTGAATTAATCGTGAATCTGTAATATTAGGAATGTCTGGTATTATTTCTAAGTAAAGATTTCCTTTTCTACCAGTACGCCTATCAGGTAACCCTTGTCCTGCTAGATTTAAAACACTGTTAGATTTCATTCCTTTAGGAATATTTACATTTAGTTTCTTTTTGTCCAGTGTTTTAATTTCATGTTGCCCTCCTAGCATCATAGTAAAAACATTTATTTTTTCTTGTAGATAAAGATGCGCTCCGTCTTTTCTAAATCTAGGATGCGTGTTTATTCTTATTTTTACAAACAAATCCCCGCGATGACCAGGAATAGCATCTCCTCCTAGTCCTTGAAACCGGATAGTATCACCGTCTTGTGCTCCTATAGGAATATTAATATCTACACTATTTTCAAAACCTGTAGGAAGTTGATATGTAATAATCATATTTTTACCAATTATCACATCTTCCAAGTTTATATTAACTGCTAGAGTAATATCTTGACTGCGTTGTTGTCTTCTAAAACCTTGACCAAAAAACGTATCAAAAATTGGATCTCTAGGATCAAATCCATTCATATTACTAGTGTTAAATTGAAATCTAGATTGTGGATTATCGTATTCTTGCTTTTTTTGTGCATCGCTAAGAGTAGCATATGCTTCGTTAAGTTCTTTAAACTTCTTTTCGTCACCGCCGCGATCAGGATGATGCTTCATAGAAAGTTTTCTAAAAGCTTTTTTAATATCATCTTGACTTGCGTTACGATCTACGCCTAGAGTAGAATAATAGTCCATACTGTACTTATCGCATGGACTATTATTAAGAAGTGTTAGTGATTACTTCTTGCCGCCTTTTTGCGCAATAGCATCGGCACCAAAGAATGCAGATACCAAAACAGCAATAGAAGCAAAGTATGTTGGTGCAATATCAGCAATTAGATTTGCTGCCTTGTCTAGCCCGAACGCACTTGTTAGGAAAATACCAATTGGATATAGTAAAAGTCCGAACAGCGAAAACCAAGCCATCTTACGAATAGCATCACGCTGTGCATCTTTGTCTTCTAATTCTTTACGCTTAAATTCTAGATGCATGTCATATTCTTCTGCTGAAATGTGTCCGTCACCATTTGCGTCCATTCCTTCAACTGCTGCTGCATCAATTGTTTTCTTATCATCTGCCATCACTTATTCCCCTCTAGTTTAGCAATGCGAGCTTCTAACTCGTCTATTTTTTTAGTTACTTTAGGATATCTTTTGCGCCATGCGCTAGGATCATCCTGTAACCAGTCCCATCCAAATTTGTCAACGAGTGAATCTAAAAATAAATCAAACTTTGACATTAAGTATAGTGCCGCGTGTGTATTTCTAAACCACGCTAAAAATGCTGCCCCAAGCAGCGACCCAGCAACAGCAGTCCATATCCATAGTGTGTCGCCAAACATTCTGTCAATCATTTCTATCATAACAAACCCTCTTAGTTATGTATATTTATTGATTAAGTGGAGTTTCCGAGACTACAGTATCGTCTGCATTAGGATTTACTGCATCCTCATAGTACACAATGATCTGTGTTTGCTGATTAATAAATCTGCGCATATCAGCAATGTTAAGTGCAAGGTTCTCATAGTCTTGCATGCTCAGTGCTACAAATGCAACTTCGCCATGACGCTGTTTAAACTCCGCCAAGAAGTCGTCTAGAATTTTTGCATTTACTACATAAACTCTTACATCATTGAGTTGGACTGGCTTGGGTCGACTCACTGTCGGCACTGTTGTCTTTTCCACTTTGGTTACTACCTTGATCTCCGGCTCCGGGGCTGGGCTGAACAGGCTGCAACCAGTTAGGAAGAGGACGGCTAGCATCGCCGCCAGTGTCTTCAATGATGCCGCGCCATAATTTTGCTGTAGCGCCATTCATTTTTCCTTCTAGTGTTTTTGCGTCCTTGATTGCGTCTTGGACTAGATCCATGCGGTTAAGTTTGCCTTGTAGTTCATCACCATAGGCTTCTGCTGCTTGTAGATCTTGTTGTAGTTGTTGATTTAGTTCTTGAAACTTTTCCATATCTTGTTGAAGTGCTTCAATACTTGCTTCACTTATTTCTACGGCTGTTTCTAGTTTTGCGTTGTTTTCTCGCAGTGTTGCGATTGTTGCTTGTGTGCTATCATAGTAGTACTTGGCACCGTATGCAAATGTGCCAAGTATGCCCACTATGAATATCATTGCATAGATTTTAAGCATTTAGTCCTCTTTTTTGTAGATTGTCCAAATACCGTATGCTACAGCAATACCACCTGCGATCTTAGCAAGGTTAGCAGCAAAGATTGCTAGTAAACCCATAACGATTAAACCAGCACCATCCCAAGATGTACGCTCACCTAATCTTGCTTTAACCCATGCCTTTGCAACTTTCATTATGCATTGATTCCTTCGCTGTATGTAGTCTTACCGTCTACACGACTTGCAGTAAGAATGCTTCTGCGGTTTTCACCGTCTGCTTTGTAAGAAACATGTACCCAGCCTGAATCTGGAATGCCTGGAGTGTAAAACTCAAGGATTAGTTGATCAAACTCTAAGTTGTCACGAATCCACTCTGCTAGTTCTGCATTTGGAACACCCGGACATTCAATGTCTGCTGCTTCACCTTTGCAGTGTTGTGAAGTTGCTGAACCACCAACTGCTTCGTTTAACTCTGGTGAACGATAACCACTGTTTAGTACAGTAGGACCAAAGTGATCACGCACTGGCTGTACAACATTTTCAAATAGTGCAACTGCTGCATCTAAGTGATCACCTTGTGGTGTATTGTCAATACCCTTACGCTCTGCTGTTTGGCTCTTTGTAAATTCAGCCATTGAAAAATTCTTTGATAATTGCATTATTTCCTCCTAACTACTAGTGTTTTGTCTGCATTTTCAAAAGTTAATAAGTCACCAAATTTGGTGATATTGTAATCGCCTATGTATTTGCTTAAAAATATAATTTCAGCAAAGTCATTGACATTTATTGATTCTTTGATTGACTTCAATGTAGGAGTTGTGTCACCAAAATCTACTATTTCAAAAGCCAACGGATCTGCATATTTTTTTGAAATATGCAAAGTATTACCTAACACATTTATATCTTCTACATAACTTCTATTAAAAAAGTTTTTGTAGTTTTCCATCATCGACTCTTCTTTTTTAGTCAAGTAAGCATCTTTATCTTGAGGTATAATACTGTCCAAACTTTCTTCGTTAACATCATAACTTGTAAAACTCTTATAGTATCTAAATCTAGGGTTTTCTATGTTTGCTAGTTTAGTAAAACCATCTACAATTTCTAAAATTTGGGATGGTACTTGACTGTTTCTTTCCATCTCAACAAACACTTTATATGTACCGTCGCTTTGTTCTGAACTTGTAACATCGCTGTCTAATATAAAATCATATCCTTTTTCAAAAAAGTTCATCAAGTCTTTTGCAGGTTCTTGACCATTAACACTAAAACTTAAAACTACAATTTCTTCATCGCTGCCCATTTTACTTTTGAAACTATCAATTTCGAAAATATCATTGGCTAAATCTCTTAAATCGTTTGAACGTAATCCCATTATACTGATACCTCTGTTCCGTCTGATGCTAGTGTATCATCTGCTACTACATCTGCTTCTTGCGGCATTCCTTGTACATCCATCATAGTTTCGTCAGTTTCTATATTTTTTGCAAAAGAAGAATACATATCCATTACTAAACTCTTAGGCATTTGAATTTCAACAATCCAAATAGGATGTCTTTCTAGTTTGCCTCGCTTGGTCCCAGGACGAAAATCTTCTTGTTTTTCAATAGTTTTAGGTTTTACATAGTAATCTTTTTTATAAGACACTTTACAATCGTAGTCTAATAGACGCTTGCCGCCCATTGGATCTGGCATTTTGTCTCTTTCCCACATAAACGAACATGTGATCCAATGTTTTTCAATCTTTGGGCCTGCGACTACTTCACCGTCTTCCCAGTTTGCATATACATATACATCAAGTTCGTCTAACACTCTTTCAAAATCTTTCAATACTTGAAAGGCAGTGTTGCTGTTATATATTAGTTCTACATTTTTTACAATGTCGACAATGTCTTGCATAATATTATTCCTGTTCATAGTTATTTATCGTTATTTTTCTTTATAGTAGCGTTTTTGTCTTTTATCTCTAGATGCTAAATACCTTTGTAAGCATCGTATAGATGTTTGCTACATTCAAAGGAGAACTGAATGGGAGCTAAAAAAAGCGCCAAACGGCAGTTCAACAACAACTTTTCTAATGTTGTTGACATTAACATTCAAAAGAAAAATCAAGTAAATATACTTCCAAGAAACTTAAATCAAGAACAATATATCCTTAAACTATTAAATCCTAAAAAAGACATTGTATTTGGCATCGGACCAGCGGGTACGGGTAAAACCATGTTGGCTGTTCAAGTTGCTATCAAAATGTTTAAAGAAGGTGAAGTAGATAAGATTATTGTTACAAGACCAGCAGTTTCTGTAGACGAGGATTTAGGATTTTTACCAGGCACACTAGAGGAAAAAATGGCGCCATGGACAAGACCTATTTTTGATGTTTTTAGAGAGTATTTTACTGCAAACGATATAGAAGGCATGATTCAAGAAGGTATATTAGAAATAGCACCACTAGCATATATGAGAGGCAGAACTTTTAAAGACGCTTACATTATTGCTGACGAGATGCAAAATGCAACACCTAATCAAATGAAAATGCTGTTAACTCGTTTAGGAGAGAATGCTAGGATGGCTGTAACAGGAGATTTAGCACAAGCTGACAGGCGACACGACAACGGATTGTTGGATTTTATCCAACACATGGAATCAAGCAATGTCGAACATTTGGACATAGTCCGCTTTGAACAAAAGGATATTGAAAGACACGAGGCAGTAAAAGAAGTCCTCCAAATATATGGAGATGAGTAATAAGAGGGGCGATATGCCCCTTTTATACCTTTGTAACTTCTATTTTTGATTTGCGTAAAAAATCGACGCCATCTTTACTGCGATATTCAGTTTTGTAGTACACGGATACTATTCCGCTTTGATAGATTAGTTTAGCACAATCTATACAAGGTGCGTGAGTAATAAAGATTGTTGCACCTTCTGCACTTTCTGAACTACGTGCTAACTTCGAGACGGCGTTCGCTTCTGCATGTAATACCTCTGGTTTACTTTTTAGTTTGTATCTTCCATTTTTATCTTCGTACGGAAATATTTGTTCTAGTTCTCCAGGAATACGCATGTGATCATCTTCAGGAGTCATATAGATTTTATTCTCGCAACAGTTTTCCCAGCCACTGGGCATGCCGTTGTAACCAATACTAATAATACGATCATCTTTTACAACAATCGCACCTACTTGTAGACGGTGTGCAGAACTAAGTTGTGCAAATCGTTCTGCAACATCCATATATGCATTAATAAACTTATCCTTCATAGGATTATTTATTTGTTGTTCCAAGTTACTCCACAGAAGTAATCACCTTTGGGGCATTGTCCATTGTTAAATCCAATGTTGCGATTTTCACCACCGCCTAAAAATGCAAACACACCTGCGGTTGCACCAAACATTAGTACCATTCCTACTATTACTTCTTTCATGATAAAATCTCCACGATTCTTTCTGCTAATTGTTTAAACCATTCAGCGTCCCTGCCTCGTGTAGTTTCTGCAGCTGTGCCAAGTCTGATACCACTTGTTTCTACAAAACTTCGTGGATCATTTGGTACGCCGTTCTTGTTTACTGTGATGCCATTCTCTTCCAATAAGTCTGCGGCTTCGCGACCTGAATATTTACTTTCACTCAAGTCAAGTAATAGTATATGACTATCTGTGCCGCCTGTCAACAGTTTAAAGCCGTTGTCTACAAATACTCGTGCCATTGTCTGTGCATTTGCTACAACTGCTGAAGCATAGCTAATAAACTCGTCTGTGTTTGCTTCTGCGAATGCTTGTGCTTTAGCGGCAATAATATTCATTAATGGTCCGCCTTGGGTTCCTGGAAAAATAGCTGAGTTGATCTTTTTAGTAAAGAACTCGTCGTTCCAAAGAATAATACCTCCTCTAGGACCGCGTAGCGTCTTATGTGTAGTACTAGTGACCACATCTGCATAATCGCACGGATTAGGATATGCTTTGCCTGCGATCAGACCACTGTAATGTGCCATATCGACCATAAAGATTGCTCCTACTTGATCTGCAATGTGTCTCATCTTTTCCCAGTCAATTCGTCTTGGATATGCACTTGCACCTGCTATAATCATAGAGGGTTCTACTTCCAGTGCTTGTTTCATAATGTCATCATAGTCCAGCCAACCTTCATCGTTTACACCATAACTGTGTGCTTCAAACCATTTGCCACTAAGGTTAGCAGGAGAACCGTGTGACAAGTGTCCACCACTTGCCAGGTCCATGCCTAAGATTTTATCACCTGGTTCCAAGAACGCTTTGAAAACAGCCAAGTTAGCATTAGCACCGGAGTGTGGTTGAACATTGGCAAACTCACAACCGTAAATAGCTTTTAGCTCGTCTATTGCAAGTTGTTCAATTTCATCCATATGTTCACAACCGTTGTAGTAACGCTTGCCTGGATAACCTTCTGCGTACTTGTTAGTAAAACAACTACCTGCAAGATCCATAACAGCATCACTGGCAAAGTTTTCACTTGCAATCAATTCTATTGTTGTAGTTTGTCTATGTGTTTCTTTAGCGAGAATATCACTGATTCGTTGATCCATTTTGTTTCCTTTGATTGTATAATGTTTCTAGGTATTGCAGAGAATCTCTAGTAATACAACTTGCACACTGACTATCATATTCTCGTAGTCGCTTAACAAGTTCTTTATATGTTTTGTAATCTTTTATGCTTATATATCTACAACTACAAACTATCATTTTGTAAACACATAAACACCTTCCCACTTTTCACGGCCTGACTTTTTGTCGTTGCCTACGCCTGGGCGAGTGTTCAGCATCATTCTGATTGTCCCGGAATGCGTGAATCCGATGGTTTCGGCGGTGGCAATCCATCTATCCACGACAGCGTATGATTTATTACCATACGACTTATAGTCTGCGATGTTTGTTGCGAATACACCATCAGAGTTGAGGCCATTATATATGTTTCGCATAGTGGGAGCGACATAACCATCAAACCACTCATTAAGTGTTCCATACCTGACCATGCATTGTGTGTCTTCGTCTGAATATTTTTCGAGATTGAAATATGGTGGGGAAGAGAATGCGCAGTCGATGTCCTGTGGTGTGTAGTCTTCCGATGTCGAACAGTTGATCTCACCTTTAACTCCTATACTTTCTTCTATTAACTCATTTAAATAAGTTAAGTATTTAATCGTTTCTGTATTAGGATCTACACCAATATATTGATACTGCATGTTAGAACAACTTGTGCCTAACAGTCTGCCACCATAGCCCATTGAATAGTCGTAAACCCTGCCCCACATGACAGGACAGAGATGTTCTACAATAGCTCTAGCATTTTGCGGTTTAAAGTTTTGTATATTTTCGCCGGTAACGAGTTCCAAAGAACGTCTGACTGCTGTAGGACGAGCAAGATGTATACCTTCTCGAGCCTCAAAACAAAGTCTAATAGCTCTTTTTAATTTACGGTCATCGTAAAATCTATCACGGATCGAGTTGTGACCACGACCTTTGGGCTCTGCTGTCATCATGTTAGGAAACAAAAAGCGACTAATAGGCTGTCCTTTATTGTTTCCTAGTGCAATACGACTATCTCGTACACCGTTGTAGTTGATAGTTTTAAAGTCTCTGATCGCCCGTAACAGTCCCGTTTCAGTGTAGTAGATGATTGGGACAAGGTTTATGCTACGGTAGAGATCAAAGACTTCATCTACTACCCGATCTGGATCTTTCTTAAAATCAGCTTTAGTATAACTGTCAAGTTGATCCATAACTGGTTCATACCCGGTAAACTCTTCACCGTGTATGTTGTGGTTCTGAATATTCCAGAACTGATAGATGTCAGTTAATGTTGACATATTCCTCTGCTAAAGGAAATATTTCTGTAATCACTTTAGCAACTTCTCGAGCAATGTCCATATGCTCTTTCTGTGTACCATTTGCTGCTCGTAGTTCAATGTAATGGATCCAAGATCGCAAAGTTCCATTCATATACATACGACTTACTGTGTTACCTTCCGGTAGTACTGCTCTAGCTTGTTCTTTTGCAATGCCTCTATTTATTGCCCACTCGTAGGCCTTAGTTGCAGCAAAGATCACATCCTGCTGTAGTTCTTCCCAACGAATCAAAGTTGCTTGATCTTCTTCAGTGCTTAAATCTAATTCTACTGAGTTTTGACGATTTTTAGTGTCTTGTAATCTTGCTTCGCGAACTTCAAATTGTAAATCCTCTAAGGGATTAGCATAACGCTGAGAGAACTCTTGAAAACTGAAACTACGATGACGCAAAATCTGTCTAGCGATATCTCTTGTTGTTTCAATCTCTAGGCAAGCAGATACCATTTCAAACGGCGACCAATGCTTATGCTTCGCAAGGTAGTTGAGTAGTTTAGTAGAGGTCTCTGTATTATACTGATTTGATGGATTAGATACTCTAGCCGCATACGCAATAAGATCCTGCACATCTTCTAATCCTTCTTCTAAAAACTCTTTGCTCGGTTGTGAATAACTTACTAATTTAACTTTCATTTAATCTCCTTCGCCTGGGTTGGGTGAAAAGTGTTCTTCATATTTGTTAGGCACATCGGCCCATTCTTCTGCGTCAGCAGGTGCATCTTTTTGCTGTGTGATGTTTGGCCAAATCAGACTATATTGTGTGTTAATATCCATCCACTTTTCTCTCTCAGCGTCATCTAGCGCAGAATCGAGTACAATAGCGTCAACTGGACACTCGGGCTCGCATACACCGCAATCAATACATTCCATCGGATTGATTGCTAAAAAGTTCTCGCCTTCATAAAAACAATCTACAGGGCAAACTTCAACGCAATCAGTGTGTTTACATTTTACACAGTTATCTGTTACTAAGTATGTCATTAAATTCTTCCTAACCTAATAAGTGTAGCTGCAAGATTAATTTCTGGATCAGCAACAAGGGTGTGGTCTACTAGACCTTGTTTAATAGTTAGCACTGCTGTATCTTGTTGTTCATCACTTCCGAACAGTTCAATGTTATCATACAGCCAGCGATAGATTTCTTCCATCTCTTCTGGGCGGACCGTACCGCATAATAGTTTACGAGCTTCTGCAATCTTGCCTGCCTTGAATAACTCAACCATGTCAAGTTTCCAGTCGCTTTCGCCTGTGTCACCTTCGTGTGGAGCAAGCAGGCTATTGTCTTGACAGTTCATTTGCACCATATTAATACATTTACGCAAATCAGGATATGTTGCTTTTACATAAGTGTCAAGAATGTCAAGATTTGGAGTTACGCCTTCTGTGATTAAAATCTCTGCTACACGAGCTGTGAATTCAGTTTGGTCAATTTTAGCAATATGAAAGCCTTGACAACGACTGTGTAGCGCAGGAATAATACGGTTAGGATAGTTACAAGTAAGAATAAAACGTGCTGTAGTATGATACTCTTCCATAACACCACGCAGTGCTGCCTGTGCGTTTGGCGACAAGTAATCAGCCTCATCTAGTAGCACAACCTTAAAGTCACCGAACGGAATCATTTGTACGAAGTTTACAATCTTGTCGCGAACATCATCTACACTGTTTGTACGACTAGCGTTGATTTCCAAGACGTCTAGATCGTTGACGTCTAACTCGTTGAATAACAATTTTGCCAATGTTGTTTTTCCGATTCCAGCATTGCCTGAAAACAGCAAGTGCGGGATTGTTTTGTCTTTGATCCATGTCTTTACCTGTGCCTTTTGTGCCTCATCACGGAATACATATCCGTCTACGCTTTTAGGCCTATACTTTTCAACCCATAATTCTTTCATAGTTTAGTTTCTGCCATTACAATTAATCTTGGTTCTTCAGGAATTTCTTGTTTGATTTCTTCTTTTACAGGCTCTTCTTCTTTAAACCTGTCAAACTCTTTATTCTCTGCTAGTATACTGGATTGTGCCCAGATTGTAAAGAGACTTGCTACAATACTAAATGCTTCAGTCACGCCGTCTGTTCTCCTGTCCAATGCCTGCAATGATTAAAAATATGTATAACAGTGGCCATGCCCATCCTGCTAAATGTCCTGTGGTGTGCAGCACCATAAGAGCAATACCTGTTGCTCCTGCTGTACCGATACTTGATAGTTGTCTTTCTGGTAGTCTCATGAAAACTCCTTATACTTCCTATTAATATAGCATAAAAAGTATAAGGAGTCAAGTGATTATTTTACAAACTGTGCGAGCTCTGGAGCCTTCCATCCTTCTGGTTTGAGAACCTTACCATCTTCGCGTTTGCGTACTTTGCCTGTCTCTGGATCAATCTTTGCAAAGTTAGTTTTCATAACTTCTTCCCAAGCACCTTCTCCGTCCCATCCAGCGGCCCGGATAGCACCCATAGTAACAACTAGAATATCGATAAGTGCATCTAATTGTTCTACTTTGTCGTCATCAAAGATTGCTGTAACAAGTTCGTCGTATTCTTCTTTAATCAAGCCTTGATACATTGCATAGTTGGCTGCACTAGGCTCTTGATCACACGCAGTTTGAAACGTGTCAATATCTTTAAACGGATTCATTAATACCTCACAAAATCTTCTGGACTATGAGAATCGGGACTACTTGCATATTCTTCGCCTAGTTGTACATCCTCAGGTTTTTCTTTACTCATACAGAGAACACTTTCCGCCTCAACCATACGTAGTTCAACTTCTTCACCGTCCAATTCAATATTTAATCCTCGAGTCCAACGTCCGTGTTCTACGAGAATCCAATCACCTACTTCGTATTCGTCTTTGTTTAGTGGACCTTTGGCATAAACTTTTGCCCAGCGTGGATAAACTCCGCGAGTAGTGCCGTTATCATTTCCAATTACAATACCACTTGCTGTGGTTTGTTCGCCAAAATACATATCTCTAACAATAACTCGATCTGTTACTGCCCGAATACTTTTTGCTTGAATAGTATTAATATTTAAAGCCATTATTCACCTTTTTGTACAAAATTGCCATCTTCATCTTCCACCCATTCTTCTTCAACAACAGGTTCTTTTGTTTTCTTAGTAGTAGTTTTTGTAATACGTTCTTGTACAGGTTCTTCTGCTTTTTTAGAACGATTTGGTGTTTGATCTACAGCAGCATTTTCTGATTGATAGTATTCTTTTACAATATCTTCTTTTTTGCGGATGATTTTGCCGCCTGGGCCTAGTTCGTCGCCGCGGGCATTAACTCTAGCATTGCCTACTGCTGGTGTTAACTCGTTTCTTTTACGAAGTAAGTCCATGTCAACAGTCTTACCCTGCATTGTTTTATAGACTTTACGTCCTGATTGTTTCATAGCCATTGCTATTCTCCTAAGTTATATACGCATATTTATCGTAAGAACTCTCGCCAATCTAGGTTATATTGGATTGAATTAATACGATGTACACCTATTAAATATAATACATACGATGCTACACTACTTCCGCGTCCGACTCCCCACACAACACCATTCTCACGCATAAAGTCTACAAGATAAATCATATACTGAAGCAAAGGCATCATATTACGACTTGCAAACTCTCCAAGTTCTTCTGCACATCTTTCTGTTTCTTCTTGCGTTTCACACTTTGTAAGAATATAGTTGTGTACATTTAGTGTTTTATATTCATCAGGCATAAACCATTCGCCTTGACATACACCGTCAAACGTTTTTTGATCCACATCTAAAGGAATATATTTTTGTAGAGGATCTAGGCCTTGCTCTTCCATAGCGGCGTTGAACTTATCTACATCATCATTTGCGTCGCATAATACCACATGAACTTTATCCGCATGACCCGAATAAATCATATCGATTAAGTCGCGATTAGAGAATCGTGGAATACCTAGTTCGTCTGTTTTCATAAGCATTAATGTATTTTAACTTACATTGATAAGATTGTCAAGATCAGAATTGCCATTTTCTTCTTGCTGGCGTTTTGCTTCTATTCTTCTGCGTTCGATTTCAAGTTTTAAGGAATCTAATGCCAATGTTATTTGGTATTGGATATCAGCATTAGTAGTCATAAAGTATTTTCTTTGTAGATCAATGATTTGATTTTCTAGTTCTACATCTGTAAGATTAGACAAATCATTAATAAGCGGATGCATTAAATAAACTGTCCTAGGTATTTGCCAAATACAGTAGATCCACCGTTATAAGTCCAAAACTCAAAAACATGTGGCTGATCTGCATCTGCACCAGTTTCTACAGGAGATACAACATTTGTAAATGCAGTCCTCCAAGCGTCATCGATCTTTAAAGTACCATTGTTTACATTAAAATAAACATCACGATTAACACCATCGCTTTCTATAGCAACTCGCATACTAGCATAACTACCAGTTTCTGGCCATTCAGCAAGCGTAAATGTAATACTAGTTTGCGGCGCAGGATCTTCAATTCTAAAAATCTGATAAGATCCGTTATCCCAGTTAATATTTTGACTAGCAGTTACCGCTGTTTCTGCTTTTAATGTAAATGTACTTGCTTCGATGTTTGCATTAATAATGTCATTGAAGCTAAAGTTGTTGTTTACATTAAGTTTTGCAGTATTGTCTTGCAAGTCACTGATTTCTGCACTTGCAAAATCAAAGTTGTTTTTAATAGTAGCAAAATTATCACGGAATCCTTGGGAATCGTTGTCTTGTCCTGCTACAGGAAAGTTTTCATCTATGTTAGTGGTTGTTATTTGACTTGCCATTTTTATCTCCAATGCAATTTATTTATCGCAATTAAACGTTGAATTGGTAATTTGCGAATAGTATGTATTGCTCGTCACTGTTTCCTTCTGTACTGTCTATAATATATCTGTCGAGAACTATGTCTAAGTTTTTAAAATCAAACCCACTGTTCTCTATGTTTAATTTGATTTGCTGACTGGTATTTGCTTTACAATAAACTAAAGGTATTGCAAATACATAACCAAGCTCTTGTATACTATTTTCTTGAGCGGTTCTCATCCATAATGGAAGAAAGTCTCTTTCTGTAGCACCTATTTCAGCAATATTATCACGCATGTTTTTTACGGTGCTAATATATTTTACAATATCTCCAGAGTCACTTATTTTTACTGCATCTGAATCAGTTTTTATTGTATTAGTATTAGGACGCATATAGTATGGATCAGTATTGTTAGGTTGATAACTACTTGTGGTATCTATTTTTTTATTTGTAACAATGTTTAGTTTCTTTCTAGTAGCAGTAACACTGTCTGCAGGGTCTAATAACTCTAAATATACTACTTCGTATACTATATCATTGCTTCCTGCATTTTTAGCAATCGCTGTTTTTAGTCCACCAATTTTGTAACGTTTCTTTTTGTGATTTTTTGCAGCTGCGGCAACATAATTTTCTACAGTTTTAGTTTCTATTCCTGCATATAATAATATTTTAATTTGATCTTGTAATCCAAACTGAGGATCATTTGGACGATACACAAGACTAGGAGGAAATACATTACTGTCTGCAACAAAACTTCTATATGCACTTTTTTGTGCAACTTTCATAAACGGTTGCATATAGATATTAGAATATAATAATTCTTCTGGATCTGTTACATTAATAGTAAATGTTTTAGTGCTAGCACTGTAACCGAATCTGTCTCTTGCTTCTACTGTAAATGTAAACGATCTATCGATGGTAGTTGTATTGCTGTCAAATGTTAAGTTATTATTATCAAATATAGTAATGCCTTGTGCAGTTTCAGTTCCAAACTGTCTTACCTTTCCTATAATCTCTCCGTCATAAGAAATCGCCAATCCTGGAGGAAGTTTTCCGCTTGCTAGTCTATACAATAACGGTGCATCAGGTATTGTGGTTTCTGCACTAACACTGAAAGTACTTATATAGTTTGGACTAATAGTGCCTAGAGAGGAATCGCTGATCCAAGTGATTGTAGAATCAACTTCTCCTAGTATTTTAACAGAAAATGTTTTGTCCTTAAATGCTTGTTCTTCTGTGACAAATATTCTACGTGCTCTTACGGTAAATGTATATTCTTTGGTCACAGCAGGTTGATAAGGCACACGCCCTGCAATTTCGCCAGTAATAGCGTCTAGTGTCATTCCTGGAGGAAGTGTACTGGGTGTTGTGTCAGGATTATCAGCAAGTAGTTCGTAAGTTAATACTCCTGCAAGATTATTAGTATCTATAGTATCTAGGAATATAGTTACATAGTTGTCTGCTCGTTTAAATCCAAGATTTGCAGGAGTTACCCAGATAGGTGTTCTTAGATATGTATTGTCTGCTGTGTATAATCCGTTAGCAACCTGCACAATAGTGTTATCTGCTCTTAAGAAATCATCACCTACAACATAGATTTTAAACTTGCGTTTTGCTTCAGTCTCGCCATCAGTAACACTTACTTCAAATTCATAAACTCTATTAAGTTTTTTAGGAACTCTAGTAGGAATACTTAAATCGTAGATTACACTATCATAAAAATAACTTTCATAGCCGTTAGAACTTAGTACTGAAAAGTCGTATCCGCTGGTGGCATCATCGTAAACAGCACCGTCATAATAGCCTGCACCACTGTTTTTGTCAAGTGCAAGTAATGGCTCTACAATGCCAATGATTCTACCGTCTTTGGTTAATTGTAGTCCTGGAGGAAGTTGTCCTGCTCGAATAAAAAACTCTAGTTCATCGCCTGCAGGCAGGTCTTCATCTATTGCTTGTAGTTGGAAATCTACAGGTTGGTTATCTAATATGAAATAAAGTCCATTGTTTGCTACTGATAAGTTACCTTCGTTGGTAACCCAGATTGGTTCATCTGGACCGGTTATAGTAATATTATATGTTCTATCTTCTGTTACAATATTATTTGTTGCTCTAAATACAGCTCTAAACTTTTCTGTTTTTTCTACTTGAAAAGGCGTACCGACTATATTTTTTCCTTCTAAACGTAATCCAGCTGGAAGTTCTCCACTGAGTAGAGATACTGTAATACTAGGATCAAGGTCAACGGGTAAGTTTACAATAAAAGTTGTACGTTCTTCGTAGGTTCCTAGATCATAGCCACTGGGTTCGTTCCAAAACGCCATTAAACAATAAATCCTAAATTTATGTCTTTTTGTGAAGGATTTAAAAATTCGCCCATGTCGACATCAACTGACAGTAATAACCAGTCGATATAATTTTCTATAGGGTCAAAAGAACCAAAATCAAATCCCTCAAAATATTTGTTAAGTTCTCTAATATCAACGCCGTGTACTAAACTAGTAACATTGTTTGCTCCGATTAAATTAACATTGGTAATATTATTTTGTTGTGCATTTACATCTGCAGACAGTCTTGGCGCACCATCAGTTTCTAATACTGTTTGAGATGAAATATATAAATCACCATCTTGGAAATGAGTATCAGCATTTGTTCCACCAAAAATTCGCCAAATACTTCCACTTCTGACTATCCTACTGCCACTGTCAGAAATAATAGTAATGTCAATAGGATCAGAATTTACAGTAATAGTATCACCGTCATTGGCAACAGTTATTCCTATTCCGCCGGCAATACTTCTAAATTCAAAGTCACCTGCTGCATATGACTTAAATACACCTTCACCTGTTCCAGTATTCGTAGCAGTGATTGCTTCTGGTGATCTAAGATCTAAGTCGTCAAAGTTTTGATTGATTTTGATAAATGCATCGCGAAGGTCGTCTCCTGTGCCGTCGTTTGCAATATTACCTACATTGATAGTTTGTACTGCCATTTCATTCTCCTACACAGTATTTATGCGCCTCTGAATCTAGTTAGGTAGATCTGCCCATTGCCTCTATCATTTGATGTCCATACTCCTCCCTGATCAATCCACATTAGACCGTCACCGTAGGTTTCACAGCGTTTGTCAGTACTGACAGCTGTTAGTTTTTCTGTTGCGTAATCCCATCGATATGTTTGAATATATGTTTTAGGAGCAGTGTCATATACCATTACATACAAAACACCATCTTCAAATCTTATATCTACAATATTAGTTGTCCCGCCTGATTGAGGGACTCTTACTCTATCTACTTCTGTAAAGTTCTGCTTAAACGAGTCCATTGAATAAACAACAATCCACCCGTCAGAGTCATCGGTGGTTCCTGTTAGAGTTCCACCATTTATTGTGTAGAAGAAATAGTCTCTTGACATTGCAAACTTTGGATGACGAGTGTCCTGATGTTCAAATGCATCTGGAGTCCAGTTTCGAATATCACCTAACGCTTTGTTTGTAAATCCTAGCATTTGTTTATCGATTGTCGGATTATAATCTACATTGACGCAAACCCACTCGTCGTTGTCAGTACTCCATGGATTTCCCTGAGTGTATGCTGTGTTGCCCGACGATGTAGTTGATCCTGAAACATATGCCCAATTGTTTGGATCGCTGATATCAAATTTTGTCAGTTGACTATTATGATTCACCCACCATAAATAATCACTTCCGTCTAGAGACTCGTACCATGCTCCAAGTTCTAAATTATTAGACATGTCTATAGATAATGGATGATTTGCACTGTCCCAACACTGTGTGCCAGCATCATTTATTAGGTTAGTTATACTAGAATATCTTGTTACACTTTGCGGAGCGATTTTATATATTTCTGAAGAGTTTCTGTAGTAGATTTGACAACTTGGAAGATCTGCGACTGTGGTCCAATATCCGTTGGTTAATCCTGTGTTAATATTTAAAATCTTTGTTCTATTTTCTATTAAATTTATAGCGTATCCGTCTCTAATATAAAGTCCTTTTTCATTTTGAGAAAACTGTTCGTATCCCGATTGTACATGAGACCACCCTGATTCTGTAGATAGATAGTTATTAATACTTGCACCTGGGCCTACTCTTGAAGATACTGTAATAAGCTGATTATATTCAGTGATTTCTCCGGCACTGTCTTCCAAATTATACACAACATCTAAACTATAATCTCCTACAGTAACAGGAGAAAATGTGACCTCCCCCGTGTTAATGTCAACATCTATGGTCTCATCGACAGTCTCTCTATCATTTGTTAAGTAGGTATAATCTATGGTTCTTGTACCGAATGCAGTGCCGTTGATTGTAAATGTAAATGTATCGCCTGCATATACTTTTTCTGTAGCATTGATGTTATTTGCACTTGGAGGATCAAGTGAATTTTGTAATACAGCAAATTGATAACTATCGCTTGTAGCTAGAACTTTCATTAAAAATTGTGAACCTTCAATTTGTGTGTTTTCTATTCTAAAAGAATCGCCAAAATCTTTAACCCAAGAACTAACTCTTGGACCAAATGTTCCGTTGTTGCTATCAAAATCGTATAAATGAAGAGTAGTTTCATCGCTGAAGAGTATTCGTTCGCTGGCAAGATCTATGTTTTTTACCAGTTCTTGTCCTCTTGGCTGACCCAGATCAACTTCGTTTGGTACAAAATTTACTACTTCTGTTATATTATTTAAATCAGTTAAGTTTAACATTTTAGGAGCACTATAAGGTGTGTGGTCTAGTAAAAACAAAAAGTTTTGACAAAACGCAAAACAGTTAGCAGTAATCTGCTGAGAATCACGTAAATAACTTCCTAGAGTATCTAATGTTTGAGCGTCTAATATTTCAACCCCCCAAGCAGTGTTACCTGAAGTAGAATTCCATACAACAGCTAATCTGTTTCCGCTTTGTGCTATTAGCTGAGGGACAGTATTACTCCCGACCGTTGCAATACTGCGATTAGCAAGTTCAGTTATCGAACTAGATCCAACAGAAACAGAAACAATATTCAGTTCGTTGTTGCGAGCAGTATTTCTAGATAAAGTATAGATGATATTGTTTGTTCTATCGATAGCTTGAGAATCGTAAAGAGAAAAATCTAGACTGCTTATAGTTGTATTTGTATATGGGTTGGCAATACTGCTGGCAATATTGTTCGGATCTCGTTCATAAAAGTAGACTCCGTTGGGTATTAATACTCTGCTATTCAGTAAAATCATGTTTTGACTAAGACTGGCAGTTGTAATGCCAACACCAGAATTTCTAAATGACGGTATTGTACTACCATTCCGCATTACATATTGAGTTGAATCCCTTCTTAATACACGATTACCTATGTAATCAAACTGTAGATAATGTCTTGTTTCTAAATCGGGTCCTTCACTAAAAGACATATTGAGCTGTAAATTTCGTCCAATATTACCAGTTCTTTGCAATCCTTCGTGATAATCTAAAACAAATCTTGTTTGTGTCGAAGTAGTAAGGGCACCGTCTGTAACAGAAAATCTGATTACAAATGCCTTACCTACATTGCTTGCTGTTAAACTAAATTGATTACCTAACAAGTTAATGTTGTTTCCGCTGGCATCGCCTTCTATAACTTCGTAGGTCCATAGTACAGGAAGTCCATCTGGGTCTTCACCTAGCAGTTCAAATGTATAAGTATCTCCGTTTTGTAGTAAAACTCTTTCAGGAGGTGCAGACGTTATCACAGGAGGATCATTCGATAAACGTATACCATACCATGCACCTGTGTCAAATATATAAAGAGTGCGAACGCTTTCTACATATGCAATACTACCGTCAACTACGTTAGAAAGAGGTAGATCGTTTTGTGTGGCATAACTTTTAAAATCTTTACTTGCACTGTTTTTAATGTTTTTATATATTTGACTCATTATCCTAACCTATAAAGTTTTGCTTTACCTACATTATTTACTGTTAGTAAAAGATTTTCTGCCCCTGTTGCTCCAGACACAACATATCTGTTGTAAATACTCACAGAGTTTCCAAAACTGTCGTTGCCTACAAAATCATCGTCTTGTATTTTTTTGTGTTCTGTAAAACTATCTGGATCTGATGTATTCCTAAATGCATAAACAGCGCCTTGTCCGTTGGCATTTAATGCTCCAAATACGATAGTAGGAAGCGATTGCTCGCCTGGATAATCAGTGTACGACATAGAACAACTGTTTCCAAACAGAGCGTTACTTGGTGCATCACCTGGTAAACACACAGTATGTTCTACCCAGTTTCCTGCACTGTTTTTTGTGTATACATATCCCATGCCACCGTTTAAGTTACCAATGTCACTGTTAGGAACACCTGCGGTTACATAATGATCTAAACAACTCACGCTTGAGCCAAACTGATCGCCTGCACTGTCATATTGTCCTGTTACTTTTGATGTAGTTTCATTACCGCCCCAAGATTCTGGTTGAGTGTTTTCAAAGATCCAAGCCGCACCGCGATTAGAAGTATCTCCTGGAGCACCACCTACAACAACAAACTTAGACTCTTCTACAATATCATTTGCTCCAAAGTTTATAATTCTGTCTTCTGCAATATATGACGATGATGGATCGTCCGGAGCACAAATTGCTACTAAACTATTTTCATTTATGCTTACATGCCAACCAAAGTGACTGTTACTTCTTCCTTCACCGTTGATTTTAATGTATAAAAATACATCGTCTTCTACTATTTTGTAAATGTAAACAGCGCCGTTAGATATACTCCCTGCATCTGCATCTGACCAGCCTACAGCAATATAATCTCCGTAAATGCTAACACACTGAGCCATTTTGTAGGTACCATTTTGAGTCATATCATAATCATTGGTTGCAACACCAGCAGTCTTACCTATAAAGTATATGTTAGAACTCCAAGCTCCTGCATCACTTTTTTCAAATACAACTATAGCCGGTTCGTAATTAGGATCGCTATAGCTACCGTCCCATCCTGATACAACTCTATTACCGCTAATACTTACTGTTCTACCAAAAATAGGATCACCGTCGTTTATACCGTCTGGCACTTGTAAAGTATTAGGACTGTTAAAAATAAAAACTCTACTCCAGATTCCTGCCTGATTTCTTTCATATATCCACACACTACCAGTATAGCTGCTAGTTCCGTCTCTGTGAGTACTAATGGCGATTATATCACCCTCTACAGCCACCCACTCGCCTAAACACGCTCCTGCAATATTATCTTCTAATAGTCCTTGTTCTTCCCAAACACCGTCGATGAGATGATATACAAAAGCATATGTATTGTTAAGATTATAACTATTTGGTCCTACATGGCCTAACACTGCCACGTCACCTGAAATTGCCACAGCATATCCAGTTTGATGAGTTAGATTAGGATGGCTAGGGCTTAAAGTTTGTTCTAAAGTCCAGACATTATTTGTTAGTTTAAAAACGTAGGCCTTACCATAATTAACTGTATTATATACATTTGTAGTATTTAAAGGTTCACCCACGATCATTCTGTCGCCAGATATATCTACACTCACACCAAACTTACCGTCTGTTATCTCTTCTGGACTGGTTAGAGTTGAGTGAAAACTCCAATCTCCGTTTGAATCTTTTTTATAGACTGCAACACTGCCTGCCGAACTTCCGTCTGCTCCAACTGGATCACCTATAGCTGCCCACTCGCCTTCTATAGTTGTGTTTCTTTCAAGCCACCATGCAGTAGTTCTTGCAGGCTCGCTGTTTGATAAATTAATAGTTGGACTTTTATAGTCAGTACGTACACTGTACATTCCGTCTATGCCAACATCGTAGCCAAACAGAGCTCCTGTTGCAAGTCCTGTCATTCCTGTGAAAGTGTTTACACTAACCAGTAAATCTGTGCTAACGTTGTATAATTCTACTTTTCCTGTGCTACTTAAATATCCTGGCGCACCTACTGCTACCATAACACCTTGCATGTCTACACTTGTGCCAAACTGCTCATTTACTCCGCCTAGTACAGAATCTAACTCAGTCCAAGTTCCACTAATGTTTTTAAACAAATAAATCTTTCCGCGATTAGAAGTGTGAGCTTTTGCACCTACTACAAGATAGTCTCCGTACAGTGCAACTGATGATCCAAAATTTTGTCCATTGCCGATATCACTAGATTGTATTTCTGTATCAAACACCCATTCTTCTAATCCAGAAAATTCGTTGGGTTGTTTTTTATAGATTAAAACAATACCTGCGTTTGATCCTGGACTACCATATCCTTGCGCACCCATTGCCCAAAAGTCATCGGTAACTGCGATGCTTGTTCCTAGATTACTGTTTGCATAAGTTTCATTGGTTAGTCTTGCTTCGCTTTGCTCAAAGTATTCTTCTAATCTTAGAATAAACTCTACAACCTGTTCAATCTCATTTGCACCATCGCTGGCTGTGAATGTTAGTTCAAACGTACTTGCATTAGTTGCTTGTACAGTAAACACATCATTTTCATCAAGTGTAACAGTGTTTCCTGTTCCGATTGATCCTGCGGTCACAGTAAACCCAAATGTTGCTTTAACTTGTTCCGGATCATCGTATACTAACTGTAGCGAATAAACATCGTCAAGTAAAATTGTAACAGGACTGCTTGGAACATTGACCCAGTTAGGCGGATCGTTTTCTGTAACAATAGGAAGCCAACCGGTGCCTGTCCAAATATATAGTCTACGTCCATCGCGAACAAAGTAAAGAGCACTTACCACTGCTGAAGGTGGGAGCTCGTCATAGGTATCTACAATCACTAATCGTTTTGTACTAGAATTTTTTATTGTTTGATAAACTAGACTCATTATTCTATCCTATATATACCTATTACTCGTTCTGTTGTTGGCCATGGATTAGATGGATTTGGTGGTCTTGAGGTTGTAGCCGCAACTGTGTTTCCTGACACTGCTAGTCTTCCACTCCATCCGTTGTAACCTGCACTTGAATCGTATCTAGTATTTACAAGTGTCCATACATTGTCTACAAGTTTGTAAAAATATGTGTATCCACCTACAGGACTTGGACTATGTTGACTTGTTCCTCCTGACGAATATGTATCTCCAGTTGCAAAGAAATCATTGTTGCCTGCTATGGACATTCCAAAAGTTTGATATCCTGGCCTAATATTTGGATTCTCAATGGTGCTGTGATATGTTAGTCCTGTGCCTGATTCCCACTTATACATATATATCTTATGCTGATCAAATCCAGCTGGAACAGCAAACCATTGTAGATCATTGTTGCCCCAAGTGGTTGCACCGTTGTATATATTGTACCATCTATTAAATGCAAAATCACCTGTTGTTGATGTTACGTCAGTGTCGCATATATGACCAAACTTGGTACTGTCATAACCCAAAGGAGCTAAACTACTAAGTTCTAAGAAAAAGCCCCATGTGTTAGTTCCTGTTCTTTGATAAACATAGACTTTGCCATTGTTCGAATTAGTTATGCCTTCGCCTGTGATATTTGAAACTATTAACCAATCATTGTTTACTGTAACGGCTCCACCGAAGAATGCATCGGCAGTATTAGCAGGACTAGTCACTTCTGTAATATAAGTCCAGTTATTTGGTGTAGCTCCTCGTCTGTACAAATATACAGCGCCTGCATTTAATTGTCCTGATACTGTTGCAGTATGATCACTAACTGCTAACCACTCTCCGTCGTAGCTCAATCTATATCCGAATCTTGTTCCTTTATTTGTAGTCGCAACGTTGGTAAGTGTAACAGTGCTTGCAACATCAAATTCTTCAGTGATAAAATCAAACACAGTTGATTTTACAGTTGCTACATTGTTGTCTACTTGATTGTAAACTAATAAGTCTGAAGAAGTAGTCATAGCAGAACTTTGAGCAATACTAAGATTGTAGTCTCTCCAATGCTGCCAAACAGCTTCGTCGCGTCTAAACACACTTAAATACTGACTGTTCTTTTTAAATGCAAAATCTCCATTCATTGCAATCAACGAGTAATCATACTGTGCATTGTAAGTTGTGTTAGAAGAACTCAGTGTTCCAACATAGTCTAAATCTTCAAATACATCTTCTGCATTGTCGGGGAAGTTTCTATTAGGACCGTATACTACTCTTACACAACCGTTGTTAGGTATTACTTGTGTGATATTACTTGGAGAACTTGTTGTACTTCCGTCGTAGTATTCGCCAGAGAAATAGTTGTTAGCATCTTGCGGGTTTTGAAGGATGGTACCTTCTCCTTCATAGATTACACCTGCACCGCCTCCGTACTTTCCAGGGAAAATACCTACTGGATCAGTGCCTCCATACACACTTCTTTCTCCTGGCGCATTTGCAGGCGTTTCTACTTTGTCTTTGATACCAGTTGCGCCTATGCCGCCACCACCGGTATTAGTATATACATCTATGGTTTTACCGCCACTGCTAGGAGTGCCTGTGAAAAGTGCAGGGTTTGCATTAGGTGCAGCGGTATGATGAACTCCGTCGTGAGTGTAACTTGCTGCGCCACCGCCTGGTATGTAATATCTTGGAGATAAGTTACCACCATGAGCTGGAAACTCTTGTGTAGCACCATTCCCGCCGCGGTAGACAACATCGCCTATGCCACCTCCTCCTCGATTAAGGTCACCGCCATAACCACCTAATGCGTTATAATCAGTTGTATCAACAGCTCTTGTACTTGTCTTACTACCGTTGCCTCCGCCGTATGCTTGTACAAGTGTTGTTAAGTCACTGTCGCGAACAAATATAGAGTCTCCAAATCCGTTGCTATTAACTGTAACAGTAAATGTATCTCCGGGCGATACAGAAATATTATTTGTATACGCAAGGGCACCACCGCCTCCTCCTGAAGCAAAGTATTGTCCAAAGCCGGCTGCCCCGCCACTACCTATACCAACAACACTGATGTTGTTTACACCGTCTGGAACAGTGAATACACCGTCTGCTTCAAATAAATCTTGACCTACAGGAACTATCGGTGTTATAGTAATATCTTGATAATCTTTGTAACCTGTGTTTGTTTCAACAACTAATCTAATAATATGATTGGCTGTGTCGTTATCAAATGGTAGATCGACGTCAATGTCTAAACCATTAACGGTGATGTCATTGTTTGTGATTCTACTAGTTAGTGGTTCTGCGGTAAGTGTAACAGTTGCACTTGCTGGATTGTCTACTGTAACAGTGAATGAAAGAGTTTGTCCTTGTGTTTCGCTGTATGTATCAGTGCTTGTAATACTAATACCTTGGTCAGTTGTGTTAGTGCTCGGATACGCTCTTGATGGACCCCACAGTACTCTTACTGCGCCAGTAGCACCATTGCCACCTCTTGCTCCGCCGTAGCCGCTGCCACCTCCTCCTCCTCCAGGGAAGCCTCCGTTCCCTCCAGTACCGCTTGTAACACTTTGTCCATTTGTTGCTGATGTTAATCTCGATCCGCCTGTACCACCTGCGCCTGCAGTATATGTAAATGTTCCGTCAGCGCCTTGTCCGTAAATGGCGGTGCCACCGCCACCGCCACCTCCGCGAGATGTGCCGCCACCGTATCCACCGGCACCGCCACCTCCAGAACCATTACTTGCCGGATACGTTCCGCTGTTTGTTCCGCCAGTACCGCCGTTGCCAGCATAACCAGCAGCGCCACCACCACCTATTGACGAGTATGGGTTTGAGCCACCAACTGCACCAGAGCCTAGGTCGGTTGAACCATCTCTTGATCCGCCGCCACTGTGTCTTATATCACCTACACCGTTACTAGCACTACCACCTCGTCCTTGTTGAGGATATGCAGGCAAGCCGTATCCGCCTTGTTCTCCGCCTGCTGCTAATAATAAAGGTGTAGCTCCTCGGTAAATCCCGCTAGGATTTCCGCTGTCACCCATTGTTTCATGGTAGCCAATATTTTGTGTAATACGAGGTCCGCCACCACCGCCTGCTCCTACTGTAACAGTTAGTATTTCACCTGGAGTTACTGATCTATTAATAATATAAGACAAAGCTCCGCCACCACCACCGTCGCCCATGCTATCAACGTTTGTTCCAGAGTAATCGTAAACACCGGCACCTCCGCCACCGCCGCCAACGGCAACAGCACTCATAGTGTATACGCCTTCCGGAACAGTCAGCGAATATGTACCTGATGAGGTAAACTCTTGTTGTCCTGTAGGAACAATCGGTGTAAATGTAGCAATCTGTCCTACAAGTGCTCCATTAGTTGCTTCTGCAACTACAATAACTTGATATTCTTCGTCAGACGAGTCTTCAACGCCTGTAACTGTAAGTTCACCTGTTGATTCGTCGATGCTGATATTATCACTGGTTATTCTACCAGTATACGGAAATGCACTATAACTTACACTAAATCCATCAGGATGAACGGCATTGGTTTGAAATACTTTGACTTCACCTGGACGTATTGTTTCGCTGATAACAGGAGTAGTAAATACCGCTGACGTATCTCTATCTGCTGTAGCAGTTCCAGGATATGCTCTTCCAGGTCCGAAAATAATACGAACAGCACCATGACGACCAGACTGTAAAAACAGTCCGCTATTAGTGCTTACAGTACCTGCTCTATTAGTAATGCCGCCGCCAGCACCATATGCTCCGCCCCATAATCCTCTGTTGTTAGTTGTAAATATTCCACTAGACGGTATTGTGCCACCTAGGTAGCCATCTTCGCCGCCCGCGCCGCCTGCTTGGAAGTAAACAGGTACATTGTTACTATTAAGCCTTGTAGTAGTGAAACTTTGTCCTTCTAAGCCGTATATTCCTATACCGCCTGGACCTCTCATCCTATCAAGAGGAGTAGCATTTTCTAGCTGAGCAGTTGTTCCTGGACTTGGTAGATAATCTGAACCTCGAATGAGTGGGTCAAAACCATCATTTCCGAAACTTCCGTCTTCACTGCCCCAACCGTCGCCGTCATACCCAGCTGGTGCACCACCGCCTGCTGCTGCTTCGTCTGGCACACGGAAGTTTATCATGTAGTCTGACCAACCGTTACCGCCACTCCAACATACTTCACCTACACCTTGGCTTGCTCTACCACCTATGCCGCCTGCATCAACAAAGTCTTGCGATGCATCTGCACCACTTTCTGCATACAACAGCTTAGTACCGTCTCGATATATTCCGTATCCTGTTGTATTATTGATTATGTCTAATGTTTCTCCTGGGGTAACACTTATGCTAGAACTGTATGATAATGCCGCGCCGCCACCGCTTTTTACAATGTTATCGCTCGAAAAACCTTGAACTCGAATATATGCACCACCGCCTGATCCAACAGCAACCGCTGATATTTCCGTAACACCCTGAGGGACAGTCCATGTAGTAGTAGTGTGTCCAAATATTTCTTGTCCTGTTGGAACATCCGCAACTACAGTAAAGTTAATAACTGCTGAAGGAGATGCAGAATATTGCGCTGCTTCTACTGTAACAGTAAATGGATCACTAACGTTTACTGTAACTAATAATGCATCATTTTCTGGGCTAATCTCACACTGCCCTGCATCTATCCCAGAAGTAGAAACAATATTCCATGTTACACTGTCATTCAAATCTATATCAGTGAATGATAAAGGAACTCTGTAAGCAACACTAGGATTGTATACCGGATATTGTGTAGGTATAGTATCTATTGTAGGGGCTGTATTAATAGTAGTTACTGTCATGAACTTAGAGTCTTGTTCTATACCGTCATCTGCTGTGATTTCTATAATAAAAGACTCTGGAGTTAAACCTGGAATAATAACAAGATTTCCTTGTGTATCTATTTCTACAATAGTATCAACGTCTGTTGGAGGAGTAGAAATAGACACAGAATATGTAAGTCTTAAACCGTCTGGATCTGATGCAACTGTATCTAAATCTAAAGTATATTCCGCTGCTACAGGAATGCTTATCGATGCAGGCAGTGCTGTTAGTGTTGGTGGCAAGTTAGTAGTATCGATTGACTGCCATGCTCCGTCATAAACATAAAGTTTCTGCGACGAAGCAACCCAAGCTAATCTACCTACAGTAACGTTTGTAAGAGGTAGTTCATCATAGGTTGCATAGTTTGCAATACCAGGTAAACTAGCTCTTCGTGTAAGACTATATTTCTGCGCCATATACTATTAGTTATCTCTAAATAGCCAACCGTTGATAAAGTTGTAATATACAAGTGTAAATGCAGCTCTATCTGAATCGATCAACAAGTCTTGTGAAACGCCTTGTATTCTTTGAGCATTTCTACCTATTGTAATATTATTTGTTGATGCTGTTCCTGCTGCATCAATAATAGTTATTTGATCACCAATACTAGGACTTGCTGGTAGCGTTAATGTGATTGCGCCATTTGTAGTATTAGCAAAGTACTGTCCGCCTGACACAAGTGTAGTATTACCAGTTACTTCTACGAACGGCGGCGAACCAGCAGTAGCGTTGGTCCATTCGCCTAAACCTGAGTTGTATACTAAACTTTGTCCGTTTAAAGGAGTAGTTACTTGAACGTCTAGCAAGTTATCAAGACTAGCAACACCTTGACTTAGCACAAGAATGTTGCCTCGCATGTTTGCTCCATGATTTTGACATTGGTATACAAGATTACTAGGTGCATCCATGGGCACTACCCATTCAGTTACTCCGTCAGTGGTGCTTGCTCCATCCGTGTACGCTACTCCGTCATACTCTTCTCTAATCACAAAAGGATGCGCAAGATAATTCACACTGTTGTCAAACACATACTTCATGCCACGAACAAGAATCAAATCTGGATCGTTTGTAGCAGTTGGAAATCCTGGACCTGTAAAAATATAATTTGATGTACCGTCAACGCCAAGTGTAAACTCAATAACTGGTTCAGATGAAATATTCAAATCGTCATTGAAGTCACTGAGATTTTCTGGAGTATTTGTAAGATTCGTATAGTTAAGATAATATGAACCTTGTTGCCCGTCTAATGTATCTGCATCTATATTCAATCCGTCGACATATGTTTTGTCAACTACATTTTGTACTTTAGCATCTGTGTAATAAAGATTAGTAGTACCTTCTGTTAAATCATCACTGTCAAAGTTTGAAAGAGTTGATACTGTACCAGTTATGTTACCTACAATATTTGCAGCTAAACTTTGTCCTTGTGTGCTCCAGCGATTATTTGTTTCGTCCCAAATAAACTGCACATTAACATCGTCGCCACGTTCAATTTCGATACCAGCATTTTGTGTTGCAGAACCTGTAGCATTAGAGTTTAGTACAATAATATTATCTGCTAGATTAATAGTTTCTGTGTTAACTGTGGTAGTTGTGCCATTTACAGTTAAATTACCGTCTACACGTACATCGTTGAATCTAACATCGCTCGCAATTCCTACAGCCTGTCCAATAGCAATCTGTCCGTCAGTGATAGTAACACCTGTACCTGCTGTAACAGGATCAGGACCAACATACGAGAATACGCCAGTTAGTGGACTGTAACTTAAACTTCCTGCACCTGAACTAGATACTGAAAACTCGGATCTAGCTCTTGCTTCAGTGTAGTAAAGATTAGTAGTACCTTCGCTTAAATCGTCTGTTGACTTATTACCAAACTCTGTGTTAAACTGAGAAGTACTAAATCCTTCGCCTGGAATCCATTTATCATTATCTGCATCATATAATAATGTTTCGCCATCTGCGGGTGCATCTGTGGTTAAATCAACATCTCGCAAATCACCTAAGTCAGTTCTAACAATCCTATCATCAACTCTAGCATCTGTGTAGTAGAGATTTACCAGTCCTTCTGTTAGTGCGTCTGTTGTAAGATTATTAAGATTAGCAACCTGTCCATTTACATTACCAGTGAATACAGCATTAGTGCCGTCTGTGCCATTTTCTAATACTTTAGTTCCGTCTGCGGCAAGTATATCACCTATAACATTCCCTGACATCTGTCCAGTAACTGAACCTATAGTAACGCCGTTTGCTGTTACACTGTTAGCAGTTAAAGCATCAAATGTACTTGTACCTGTGCTTGCTGTAACATTACCAATTAATCCACCAGTAAATGTAGCATCAGTTCCGTCTGTTCCGTTTTCTAATACTTTAGTGCCATCGGCAGCTAGTACATCGCCTTTTAAGTTACCGTCTGTGGTTCCTGCTGTTTGTCCAAGGATAACACCGTTAACATTAATGTTGTTAAATATACTAGTTCCTGAAGTAACTTCAACATTGCCATAGAAAATAGCATCTTCGTTTGTGCCTGTACCTGCGTCTACAACAGTAGTAGTGCCATCGGCAGCTAGTACATCACCTATAACATTACCAGTTAAGTTACCTGTAACATTACCAGTTACATTTCCTGTTACATTTCCTGTTAGGTTACCAGTTACATCACCGTCTAAGTTACCCGTTACATCGCCGTCTACATCACCTATGAATGTTGCGGTTGTAGGATTTACTAATACGGTTATACCATCTGCTCTGTATACAGGACCAAATAGTCCACCTGTTACGTCACCTGTTAAATCGCCAACAAAGTCTGCTTCGACTTGATTGAAAGTAACGTTTTGATCTGTAGCAACATTCTGCCCAATACTAATAGTACCACTGCTTACAGTAACACCAGTACCGCCTATGATTGTTGAATCAATGTTTGCAGTACTAAAATATTTGTTTGTTGTACCTTCAGTTAAATCATCTGATGTAAAGTTTGTAATATCGCTTACTTGTCCTGTAACATTACCAGTAACATTACCAGTAACATCGCCTGTAACATCACCTGTTACGTCACCTATTAGGCTACCGCGAAGTGTTCCATCGTTGCTGACAATAACAGAGGAATCTTGTCCTACTATGTTACCGTAGTAGATAGCATCTAAACCGTTTACACCATTCTCTAATATTGTTGCGCCGCCTTCTGCCTTGATATGTCCTTGCATATCTCCGTCATGTAAGCCAAAAGTTGTTCCAGTTACATTACCAGTTAAGTTACCAACAAAGCCTTGTGGTGCTTCTAGTTTTTTGTTTACTCTCCAAGCATCTGGAATAGCAAAATATTTTATTGTGGCGTCTGCACCGTCAACTAATAGACCTGCACCATTGGCGTCAAAGTTTGTCTCAGCTCCAGCTGCAACAGTGATAACCAAATCAGAAACTACAAGATTATCTGCTTCTTGTTGTGTTGTATTACCTAGTACAGTTAAGTTACCTGTAACAGTTAAGTTACCGTCTGCTTCGATGTTAGCACTGGTAATATCGTTTGAGTTAAGAGTACCATTAACGGTTACGTTGTTAAATGCAACGTTGTCTGAAGGACCAACCTGTTGTCCTACATCAATGACGCCGTCAATAATAGTAATACCAGTACCAGCTGCAAAAGAGTCTCTTGCACGTTGAGTAGTAAAATAAAGATTAGTTGAACCTTCTGTGAGTGTGTCAGTTGTATGATTTGATAAACTAGACACTGTACCTGTAATGTCACCTGTTACATCTACACTAAGTGCAGTAGTAGAAGAAGCGCCAAAGTCTGCAATAGTTTGCAGTGTAGGCGCAGCAAATGTTTTAGTGCCATCTGTGTTACTAAGAACCATTTCTCCGTTGGTTAACGGAACACCCATTGCTGGTTCTGCTTGATCCAACCCTAGATAATCATAACGGTCCGCGGTTAAATCACCGGGAGCTTTTCTTTTTACTCTTCCGCTGGTAAGTCTGCTATTACTCATTTGATGTTTCCAAAATGCTCAATGTTAACTTGCAAGATAAATTTGTTCCTGTAGATGCTACTAGAATAGAGTTTTCTTCTAACACTAACTTACCGCTAACTAGGTTAACAGCATCATTTGGCGGTAAAGCAAACTCGTCTAATAGTTCTGTGTCTATACCACCGATTCTTGTTTTAAAAGTTACAGTAGTTTCAGATCCACTTACGTTTGCACACTGAGCACCTAGGACAACAGTAGACGCACCCGCAGGAACAGTATATACTTCTTGTTCAGAAGTTTCTAGTGTTTCTGTTATTGTTCTAAATCGATTGAGCGGTAACGGTTCTGCCATGTCTTTTTCCTTTTACTCTGTAATTGCTAATATATACGGTGTCATTACAGCAAACAAGCTTCGGTTGAATGTTCTACCTGAAATAGTACCTGTTGCTCTTTCAATAACCAGTTCTTGACCAATACGGAAGTCACCACGTTGGTCTGTACTTGTAAAGTTAACTCTACCAGCACCGTTGTCGTCTTCTACAACTTCGTTTTCTTGTATAGGACGACCTCCTAAATACGGAACAGCAAACTCTATTTGATTTCCTGTTCCTACATATTCAAATGTGTGTGCAGATGCTCCGATCAAACTACGCTGATGGAATGTAACTGTAGTATTATCTGGTACTATCTGTAATACTGCTTGCTCTAGTGTTATGTCACTACTTCCAGTATTTGTTCTTGTGATAGCATTTTGTAAATCAGCTATTAAGTCTGCAACTACAGTACTAGCACCTGCTTCGGCAGTTAAGTTAGGATCATCTACAAATCCTATTGCTGTCTTATTTAATACTTGTTGCCCAAATAATGCAATAGTTCCAACAGCATCAGCAGTTTCGTCTATCTGTCCTAGTACTTTACTCTGCGATCCTGCCCAATAAGCATCTGCTGCAAAGTCTGTGTTTTCTACGCCGCCAGTTTTTAAATCGTTGCCAAGTGCTTCTACAATGAGAGCAACATCTCGTTCACAAGTTGCACGATCATAACTTAAACTAGGATATGTTGAGTCAACATAATCGCCTACTTTGCCTGCAATATAATCTTTGTTAAGGATCAGCAAGTCTCCTGCTTCATTATATCCGCCAGTATTTACCGTTGTAAACATACTGGTTGCACTTTCTACAGTGTAGTAAAAATCATCTCCAGCAAACTTAACTGCATCACCTACGTTTGGACGAATAACTAAGTTGTCTAAAGTAATGGTTGTACCGCTTTGATCTACACCAGCACTTTGTCCTTGATACAATGCTTCTGAAACACCAGTTGCTCTTAAACCGTATGTACCAAAACTCGAGTTAGAGTTTGTAATACTACAGAAGCCACCGCTTTCTGCAAGGAATGCATCTTGACAGCAAATAGTAAACACAGATACTAACTGTGCATATCCGCGATTGAGTAGGTGTACGCCAATGCCGCCTTCGTTGTATTGAGTGTAACTGTCAACAACCATTGAACGTAGTCCACCTGCTACGCTTCCATCTACACGCATACCTGTACCAGTTGTAGTCTTAGAAGTACAGTTTTGAATATAAGGCGAACGCCAGTCGTCTACACTTCTTTGTAAGAATGTATTTCCAGCTGGATTGAACGCGATAGCAGCAGTAGGTGCAATATGATCGCTGAATGTCATATCAGAAAGATAATCACCGTGTGTTACATAAAATAAGTCTTCGGTTTTATCTGCGGGTCGAACTGTTACTGTTCTTAAACTATCTCCTACAACAGCCGTAAACGGAGGCATATCTAAAGGGTTAGCTTCTGTGTAATCACCACTTGCAACTCTAACTGTGTAATAAGTAATGTTAATATCATTTTCTATCAGTTCAGGAATAGCATCTTCACCGCCTGTGATAGAGTCTTCTATTAAATCAAGTAACTCTACAATTCTAGCATTAGCATCGATGCCTTGTGTGTATTGAAGATCAGTCACTTGAACAACATTTGTTTGATATGTAAATCCTAGTACAACATTTCTGACAACCTGTCTAGCAAGAGTCTTAGTATAGCCAACTGCTGTTGATGTAGCACTAACTTCTCCTGGAATAACTGTGCCTGTGTAAGTAAGATAACTTCTTGCAGCAAACACACTTTCTTCGTTGCCGCCAAACTCTAAATCAACAATAAGTGCATCTATAATAAGTCCAACGTCTCTGCCACACTTTTCTTCGTTGTAAACTAGTGATGGAAAAATGTCATTGACAAACGCAACAACTTCTGCTTGAATGAACGATCTGTTTAGTTTGAGTAATTCAATAGCATCATAAAATCCCTGACCCGGATCTGTCACAGGAGTAAAAACACCAGCTCTAGCAACATCTAATGCGGATTTGATAGTTCTTTTTGCGGCGTTAACACTAGATCCACTGTTTGCGTCATCACCGTTTTTAGCAACATATACAACGCCGGTTGTAGTTGACTCGCCGCCAATAGTAACAACACTTTCTTGACCATTCTGTTCTACTTTAGTAAAAAGTCTGCCGTCAAAAGTATTAAGGGCTAGTTCTCCTAGCTCTAATTCTGCTATACCTGGTGCAAGTCCGCTAACGTCACTTCTTTTAAGTTTTAATCTTGGCATTTCTTGTTCCTATGTAGTATTTATCTAGCCCGAGTATGAGCCAAAATCTATGATAACATTTTCTAACTGTGTATCACCGAAGTCAATAGCACTGCTATCTGCAGCAGTTATTGTACTGGTTGTTAGTCCTGCTACAATAACTTCTGAATCTGTTGTGTTGCTTCTCTTAACAACAGTATCTAATGTATCAATCTCTGCTGTTACAGTAATCCTTGCTCTAATTAAATCATCAATAGCTGCCGCAGTCATTAAACGATCATTTGTATCTTCAAACACATCCTGATCTGTTGTTAATGCTGTACCTGCAAAGTCGTTTGCAGTAACTTCTGTTAGATAACCTGTGCTATTGTTAAAAGAAATAGTACCAGTTGCTGAATCATAATCAATATCGCCTGTACCGCTTAGGTGTGCTCTTACTTCTAATGCAGTAGGTCCTGTATATGTAATAACACCAGTGCCACTATTATAGACCATTGAGCCGTCGCCACCTGCATCAACAATGTTAATAGAACTTCTTGCTCTTGCATTAGTAAAATATATATTTGCACCTTCTGGTATATCACTGGTATTTTTTGTCCCAAAGCGAGTATCAAACAAATCGTTAAAGTCAGCAGCATTTAATTTTAATGCCAAAGAGTTAGTTACCGTAGTTGCAAAATTAGGATCGTCGCCTAGTGCCGCCGCTAGTTCATTTAATGTATCTAATGTTGCAGGAGCCGCATCGATTAAATCTGCAACACTTTGTGTTACATATGCTTGAGTTGCGTAACTATTATTTGTTAGATAACTCTGTACTCTTGCATCAGTATAGTATAAGTTGCCACCTTCTGTCAAGTTAGTTGTTGTTTTTGTAGCAAAATTTTGATCGAATGTTGTAGCAAAGTCTGCTGTATTAAACTTAGTAGCAAGAGCATTATTAACTGTGGTACTGTAGTTTGCATCATTTGCAATGGCCGATGCTATTTCGCCTAGTGTATTTAAATCGCCTGGTGCAATACCTATTAGGTTATTTACAGCAGTTGTTACATATGCTTGGCTAGCATAAGGATCTAGAGGATCATTAAGGATGCCCTTTACTCTTGATTCTGTGTAATAAAGATTGTTGTTACCTTCTGCTAGGTTGTCAGTGGTCTTCTGTAAAAACTGATTATTCCAAAATGTGACAAATCCTTGACTGTTAAGTACCTGTGCTACACTGTTATCTACATATGTAATAGTTGCATAGTTTTCTACACTGTGATCACCCCACGAATATGCTGTGTCCCATTGTGTAACATTTGTGCTACCGAAACTAACATTGTTTACAATAAAGTTATCTCTTGCACGAACATTTACATATCCACCAATATCACCTAAGTTATTTCCAATGATGTTATTGTAACCTGTGATGTCACCAACAGCAGTACCAGTAAGTGTGTCGTAACCACTTATAGTTCCACCTGCTGTTGAGCTTATAGTTGGAAACTCTGTGATACTGCCTGTGCTGTCACCTTGTACGTTTTGTATAGGAAGTGTGCTACTTGCAGCTCCTCCATTAGCAAGAATATCTGCTAGTGTTAGTACAGGAACATTTGTAAAGTTATTATAGTCTAAGTAGTAACTTGGTAGTTCTCCGCCTAGATTTTTAACTTCACCTGTTGCACCATCTACAACCAGTGTAGAATCCTGAGCAAACAAATTACCAACAACGTCTCTTTGTGTAACAACAACTTGGCGTACTTGTCCAGTAAACTCAAACTCACCTGTTACAGGGTTTACACTGATAGCTCCGCCACCGATGTAAATAGTATTTCCACTTAACCAAAGATCTTTAAATCTTCTAGTAGAACTACCTAGATCATGTACTTCTGTTTGATCAGGAATAATATCCCCTTTAACAGTACCATTTAAATTAATACTCGAGTTTTCAGCATCTACTAATAATGTACTGTTAGCTGTAGCAATACTACCATAGATTTTACTGAATCTTTTTAATTCGTCACCGATGTTGTTTGCTAGATTAACTTGAGGAACAATATTATCTTTGACAGTGCCATTCAAGTTAATTGTACTGTCAATACCGTCTACAAGAATAGTTGAGTCAGCGCCTCGAACTTCTACTCCTACAATATCACGTTGCGGTCCTAGTTCGTTGTAAAGTTCATCAAAGTTGTCGTTGATTTTGGTCATCGCTATTCTTAGCGGATCACCATCTCCTTTGTTAGGACTAGTACCTAAATTAATAACTTTACGTGCCATTTACACTCTCCCTACAACAACTTCGACTACGCCTTTTTCAACGTCGTCTTTGTTAGCAACTGCTTTACCTATCACAGTTCCTACCTTTGGATCATTGTTTACAATAGCATATCCTGGATATGCTGATGTAACAAGTATATCGCCCTTTTCGACCTTGCCAATAACTTTACATGGAACACGACCTTGTAGAGCAACATCAACTGTAAGTCCTTCTAAATCTGCATTCATCAAGTGTGCAGGATTAGTAGAAACAACACCTGCTACTCTACGATCATCTTTAGTAGCACAATGTGTTACTTCTGCTTGCCCGCCAAATATTAGTACTGTGCCTGATTCGTATTCTTGGTCAGCTAGATATTTTTCTGCTAAGTCAGCATATCTTGCATTGGTTGCAACACCGTCAAATACTTGTGCGTATACGGTATTATATCTTAAAGGATTTTGTCCGCCTTCGCCTATATTATATGTTGCATTTTGATCAGGAACAACACCAGTATCACTAAAAATAAATGGAGTTACACTTGTAGTTGTTCCAGCAACTACAACAGCAATTTCTCCTGCGTTAGCCGAGCCACTTGCTGCACCTATGGCTAATCCAGTAGATGCTGCACCCTTCTCATCTGCTGCTTCGATAAACGATGTATAAATCCAATCTGAACTTAATCTACTTTCTCCGGCTAAACTGCTACCTAATTGCAAAATACTTTCAGTAGCACTGCCGTTGCCAATAATAAGATTATCAGGAATAGTAACATTTATTTTAGCACTAGTTGTACCAACTGCGGTTAATACAGTCGCTTGACCTGGTGTTTTAATTTGGAGAGTAGTTCCCGATATCTCCATTACCTTGTAAGAACTGTCTGCACCTAATATTAAATTAGTTACTTGAATACCACCGTCGTTTCTTGTTCTAAGTATACTATCTGCACCTGATGCTTGAGTAACGTTGATAGCTTCTGGATCACCTGTACCGGAACTCACCCTGCCAATAACTTTATTTGTTGCAATATCTTGCAGTTCAGCAAATACAATACCATTGTCTTTGATTCTTACAAACCCGTCTGTGGTTTCAAAGTTTTCATCACTGAACTTAGCAAGACCTAAATCTGCTTGTGTCTTTGCCTGTGTTCCACTCCAACCTGTTGTAGCATCGTCCTCGTCGAAGGTATCAGCTTTAGTCATTGCTAGTTTACTTTGAGCAATTTCTGCATTACTATTAACATCTTCGTTTAAGACACTGTCATTTTTAATATTAGCTCTAAAGTCTGTGCCGTTTTCGTCTCGTGTTACAGTAAATTCAACCTGACTGTTTTGTGTATTAAAGTCTGTATTTGCCCATTCGTCATAAGGTCCGAGAATGACATCGCCTGTTGGGCCGCTAGTTACCACAATGTCATCAGCTGTGGTAATATCTCCGCTATTTGCTGTGTATGTAATAATGTTAACGTTACCACTGATATTGTCAGTGGTAACTTCGACATCTACAATAGTACCTGTAGCTCCTGTAGAAGATCCTGTAAAGTTTTGACCAACAGCAAATACACCAGTTCCGCCTACTGTATCACCATCTATAAAAATACGTTTCTTAGCTGTTGATATTAAAAACTGACCTTCAGCATATCCGTTTATTTCTGTGTCTCTTAACGCCGCAATCGAGTCATTGTTTCCAATAGCAGTATCAACATATGATTTCGTAGCCGCATCACTGCCATTTGCTGGAGCCGCTAGATTGGTTACTGTTTTAGTACCAGCGTTCAAGTTACCAGTCATTGGTATTTCACCGCTGGCTGCAAGTGCACCTGGACCTATTCTATTTGGAACTGATACTCCGTCGTGATCCCAACCTAAGCGTCTGTTGACATATTGTCTTACAGCACTCTGTGTTGGTACAGTGTCAATAGCATTGTTAGTCATAGCCGAGTCTGTTGAGAACTCAGCAATAACAACGCCTCGCTTAAATCCAATACCGTCTAAGTTTGAAAGTGCAATACTTGCCGCAAAACTTACAGTACCAGTGCCTTGATCAACTGTAAAGAATCTACCCACACGGAAGAAACCGTCTTGATCTGTTGATACATAGAATACTCTGCCTTTGAGTCTTTCTTGTACTTCGTTTTCTTGATTAGGTTCGCGACCTGCACCTAACAATACATTTGGATAGTTTGTTTGGTTGAAACTACCAGATCCTATGTCTAAGAAGTCGTGACCTGTTGCACGGCAAGTTGAAATGCGGATAGTAACTGTACCTAGTTCACCGCCTTGTAAACCTACACGCAGTGTTTGTACTTGATCTCCTACAATAACACTTCTAGCAAGACCTAGTGCAGCATTGTTTATATCAATATTACCACCAGCTAGATCTGAAATTTCTACTGTAGCAAAAGTGCCTCTATCAGTGTAGTTATCTACAATATGAGTCTTACCTGCCCATGTAAATATCATATCTCCTGCATTTATGCGATCAATTTCTGCTTGCTCTTCCAGTTTTTCAATAGCAATAATATCGTCGCCTACAGTGGCACCCATTGTTGTGCCGTTGCCTGGATAAGTGTTGTTAACTGCTTCCTCTGGTTTAACAGTTAAACGAACAAAGTCAAAGGTAGAATCTATTGTAAGTAGTGTCTCTGTTTGAGGTAACGCACCGCCTATGCCTTCTGTTACAGCAAATGCAATAGTTCTGTAAGTAATATCTTCATCGTCACCTTCAAATACTAGAGCAGTACTAGGACGAATAGTTAAGTTATCTCTATCTGCAATGTCAGTAATAACAAAACTCTTGGCAAATCTTATATTCACTGGAGTGTCAGGATCAACTGCCGCGTCTAGACCGCCGTCATTAAATCCTGCTGTTCCTGTTGAAAAGTTTAACTTATAAATCTTACCACTGTAGAATGGTGTTGCAACATTAGGAAGAACAGTACCACTTACACTTACTGCCGTAATAGCACCTGTAGTAGCGTTTACTTCGTCTACAGTAATAGTTACATCATTAGTAGAAGTCACGCCGCCGACATCGGCTCCATCAACTGTTATTACGTCTCCTGCTAGATATCCTGTACCAGCTGCTGTTATAGTGGCAATATATCCATTATTTCTTGTTTTTTCTATGTTAAATGTTGCATTTGCTCCTGCTACAGAATTGTCTGTATAAGGAACTTCAAAGTGTCCGTCTATAATAGCACTGGTCATTAACTGTAAGTTTGATATTTCAAATCTACCAGTTGAAGGCGTTGGAGTATCGTTTTCAAATACAAAATCAATCTCCATGTTATTTTGTGGAGTGTACTGTAGATCATAGACATATAAAAACTGTTGCTTTAATGTCTGGTTTGTGTAGCTAATAGTGTTTACTGTGCTAGGAGCACCTAAGTTAGTACTATCATTATAGATGATATCGTCTACAGTATTAAAGTTTGTTATCGCTTCACTTGAACTGGTAACATTGTGAACATAAACACGTTTACCAACTGCTTCGTGAGTAATGGTAGCAGTAACAGTTTCTGCACCTATTGTTTGTGTAAGAGTATCGCCTTCTTGTAGAGTTTGTACAGTTGAAAAATCTAAGTAAGTCTGTATGCTTACTGTTTTACCTGGTTGCACTAAGTCATCTCTCAGTGTAATACCATCTGGAATTTCGTTAGGATCAGCACCTTCAGCAACAAGACCGTATTCACCGTTTGCATTAGAACCATTTAGAGATCTAATCTGTCCACCATTGTTTGCATAAAATGCAGTCCAACAGTAATAAGTGAACATACTAACCATTTCACTTAAACCGCCGTTTGTAACAACTAGGCCATAACCCATATCATTGATCTGAGTAAAGTCGTTACCCAACATTGAACGGTTACCTGCAGATTGTACAGTAATAGGAATAGGATTTCCATTGCTTGCAAGATCTAAGTTAACACCTGTTGGAGCAGCACTTGTAGTACCGGACCAACCGTTGCCTTCATTACTTGTTCTATCTAATAGTAATATTGCGTCACCAAAGTTTTTACGCCAAAAACGTACTTCGTTGACTTGGAAACGCTTGCCGTCTATGTAGAAAGGACAAGGTGTTTGTGGACGCTTTCTAAATAGTCCGCCGCCTCTGACTTTGACTTCGAATGCACTGGTGATCTCGTAAACTTCCATAGGGATGTTTGCAGAGAATGCATCAACAAACATTCCTCCACGGAATGCTTGTCTGTTAAGACTCTTTGAAAAACTTGATCCTACTTGAATGTACGGAGACTTAGTTAAGATTTGCCCATCTGGATCTAACACACATAAGAATCCTCCGTGTCCTTGTACAGTGACATCAGAAATTCTAGTTGCATCATTCATTAAGAACACATCAACTTCGTCGTTCCGCTTAGGCGGGTTGTATGCTACATTAAATGCAAAACTAATACAGTCAATTAGTCCTTCTAACGAAGCTTGAGCACCCGATTCGGCAGTATAGTCAGTATCAATGTATTGATCAACAGCACCTAACTGTGAAGGAAATGCTGTATTAGTTAATACTGAGCTAGAAATAATTGAAATATATTCTATAGCTGCTTGTGTTTCATTTTCTTGTCCTAAAACTGCACCTGTGTAATATGCACCTTGATTGGTTAAAGAATTGATTCGTCCGCCATTTTTAAGATCAAGAACTAAACCGTCTACGATTAAGCCAGTGTCTCTGCGACATTTAGATTGATTATAGTCTAAGCTAGGATATGTTGCATTAACATATTGTATAACTTCTTCTACAATAAAGTCTTTGTTTCTTCTTAGTAATTCTGCAGCTTCAGTGTAACCGCCTGGATTGTTTGCACCAAACGATGATAAGTTTAATTCTGAATCCGGATCTAGTAGATAATGATATCCAAAGTAACCGTCTAATTCGCTTGTTAGTGGGTTAATATATTCTGTGCCACTAGCAGGAAGGTTAATATCCGGAACGCCCGTAACACTAGAACTGTCACCAGTAAGTCCGTCAAACTCTTTGTCACGATAAAAATATGTATTTGCATATCGACTCTGTGATACACGATTTGCAGGACGAATAATAGTACGTCTAAAGTCATCACCAACAATACTAACATTATCAGCAACTTTAATAGGATAATCTTCGTAGTAAACACCTGCTTCGACACACAATGTTATCTGGATATCTTTAACAAAGTTACCAAATTCAATTTCTTCATCTAACACAAACTCTTTTGGTTCAAGTAGGATTACTTGAAGTATATCTGTATCGTCAGGTGTCCCGCCGTCAATTTCTGCGGTATAAGAAACAATTTTTGCAAGAGCGCCTGATTTTTTACCTCTAATAACTTTACCAGGACGTAAATCTTCATTACTTGGATTTCCTTGATCCACGTAACCGACAGCGCCGTTGTTAAGTGCAATCTCGTACGTTTCACCGTCGACAATCTGTTCCGCATCTAACGGACCGTCTGCTATCACGTCAAGCACTGTTTGAATTTTATCTTCTATAGAATTGATACTGGTTTGATCTATGCTAGGAATGCCAAGGTCTGCAAGTGTCGTTCTATCATAATCAGTTTGTAAAGGAGTATAAGGTAGTTCTTTTAAGATAATATCAAACAGAGAGCTAATATATCCTATACCGTCTAGTGTTTCTGTTAACTGTGTCTTGATAGCAATCTGAGCACTAGGACTAGCATAATATCTTAAGCCTGCATATCTTGAAAGATAGTTTGCATTGTCGCCGGTTAATGTGTCAAATACAGCAGAATCAACAATAAGACCAACATCTCTATAACAAAGATCTTGATTGTAGTTTAAATCAGGATATGTTTGATTAATATAGGCAATAACTTCTTCTTGAATAAATGTTCTGTTAGCTTCTATGACTTCTCTTACATCTGCCCGACCTACGGGGATATTAGTAAATCCTACTTGTTGTGTCTTTGCATCTTCTAAACTATCACTATGAGTAATAGTTTGCATGTATGGACCCGGTTCAATAGGTGCAGCAATTACTAGTTCTTCTGCTTTTTGTGCGGCAGCATTAACTGTTCTATATGCAAATCTTTCACTTCTGCCTTCTTTACCTGCAGGTGTTAATGTTTGTGCATCATCGCCTTGATTGTTTACATATAGATTAATTATACTAGTAAACGATGATTGGTCAACATATAATTTTGAAGCGGCTTGTAAATCGTCCGATCCGTTTGGAGTTCCTAATCCTGTTAAATCACCTGGATGATCATGCAAGTTTAAGGCGCCAGTCATGGTATCACCTTCGCGACGTACAACACTCTTACGTGGAAGTGCTTCGTTGTCTAACCAAAAACCTTCTAAACTGCTGTCATAACTAGCGTCTACAAGTGTTTGTGTTCCAGTGCCGCCGCTAGCATCTATTTCGTTTGTGCCATTTACTGCATCGTCAGCAGTAGGGTGTAATGTTACATTTTCTGTGTCTACTACTCTAATATAATAAGTTGTGTCAGATGTTAAGTTAGTTGCATCTGTGCCAGTGCTTGAATAAATATAAGGAGCACCTGTGCTGGATTGATTTAATCCGTGTGTTCCCACGGTTACATCACCCTGATCATAACCACTGATAGTAAATGTATATTCAGTAGCATTAATAGGCTCGTCTCGTAGATTGGCTGTCTTGCCCTTGCTTCCACGAGGAAGATAATTTTTGTCAATGTATTTTTTATCTGGAACAAGATCGTCTATAGTAGCATCTGACAGATTATATTTTGCATTAAAAGCTGCTGCGGCTTCGTCGCTGATGTCTACATTACCTATAGCTTTTCCGTTAGCGTTAAGAGCTACTTTTAGTGTAGGAGCTTCGTCATCAAATAGTTCGGTAAATCTTGTTCTAATGATTAATTTGTCTGGATCAGTAACTGCATCAAATAATAGAGTATCTGCTGCTCCTCCGCCTAATGCTGAATCACTGGCAAGTTCGACTAGGTTAAGTCCATCTTCACTTTGCGCAACAATAGGTATTTGTCCTGCACGATCTTCGTAGCTATCTGGAGTATCGCCTAAGGCATTAAACCCAATTGTTTCGCCTTGTCCAAAGATTGCATACAGTTCTTTAAAATTTGAATTGGATTTTCTAAAAGATTCTCTTAGACTGTCACCGGTTCCGTCATTGCCTTCTACACCGATGTCAATAATTTCTCTTGCCATTATGCCACTCCATGAAATAACATTACAGTGTATTTAGCGATATTTTTATAATCTTAATGTAAATAACTATATGTTAGTAGAAGAGATTAGAGTAAAGAATTCTTACACACGAGAGTCAAAACTAGGCAAAGAACATGTATACACTAGATTTAAAACTGTGTTAAGATTTATCTGCGACTGCTGTGAAAAGGAGTTTTTTAGAGACAGAGGAAATATGGATCCTAATAGGATTAACAACAACTACTATCATGTATGCGGTAACTGTGATGCTAAACGATTTGCACAAGAAAAGGGTGTAGATAAACGGAGAATATGGAATATCGGTGTGAATACTGATATTCCTATTAATAAACTCTAACTAGCTAAAAGTAATGAGTCTTTGTTTACGTAGTCTTCCCAAAGTTTAATACTAGCAAGGTTTTTTGCCTTGCTCTCCGCCATTATATCTGCGTGGTCTAAAAATTGAATGGCCCATTCATTACATGCATTATTCCAATAATAATCACTGTGAGCACGAAGTTTACCTTTCTTAAATCCTGCGTCTAAAAGTTCTTCCATTACAGGTTTAACATCTGGATTCCAACCATGCATGTATCCTTCTGTGCTTACACTATAATGAATAACAGGACGCTCTCCGCGCCAAGAATCTACTATGCGCTTAAATCTATCGTCGGTTGGTAGAATGTATTCACCTTCACGGACCCAGTGATGGTGCACATCCAATACAAGTGCAAGATCGTTGGCGAGCTCAAGGCTTGCGTCGATGCCCCACGAGACTTCGTCGTTTTCGATTGTGATGGTGTTTCTTGCTTCGGGGCTGAGTCGCTTGAGGGCTTCTTTGATACCTTGCGGCCCTTTTCTACCCGATATGTGTACATTGCACTTAAAGTCTTGGAAGGTTCTACCGTAGCCCATCCACCTGGCCATATCAGCATGATACTCGAACTCCTCTATACTTCTATTTACTATATCGGGAGTTTCACTAGCAAGTACAGTAAACTGCCCAGGGTGAAAAGATAAACGGACGTCATTATCGCGAGCAAGATCCCCAACCCTTGCAAACGCTCGTTCGCAATAGTCGCGCACGTCGAGACGCCGCCAAAAGTAGCTCCAACTGCGTTCAGTATAAACAGGAAGACAATCACTGCCCAACCTGACCATTCTAAGCCCATCGGGCAATCCTCCTACATATTTTACAAGATTGTAATAACTTTGAATGTTGTGTTCCATGATGTCCCATAGACGCTGTTCTGCATCTTCGCGAGTTTGACGATTAAGCCAAGCCACTGTGGTACTGCGAGTGTTAAGGGGACGCTGAATTTCTTCAAGTAGTTTTTTCTTCTGCGTTTGATCTGAATGCATGTACTTGCATGCGAAGCCTATACGTTTTTTCATAATTATATTATATTGCCTGTGTTGTTGTTTGTCAATACCAATGTTGTTTGCACCAGGTGTCGATACAGTTATGAGGATTAGGATCACCGTGAAATACAGCAATACTAGTATCGTTTAAAACTTTAGGCTCACCAGATTCTGCAAAATTTCTACCGTCTTTGTTTCTAATCATTTGCGGTTTGCCACGCATTTCCCATTTATAACTTTGTATCCATTCGTCGGGCCAAAATACCCAGTCTTTTCTTACCTGATTAAAAATCCAATCCTGATCACCATGAAATCTTCTGCTGTAGTGTTCAGGATTTTCAATAAACGTAGAAAAAACGTGCTCTTGTTGACCTTGATTTAATCTAAATACACTGGAGTTCATTTTATTCCAGTTATTATTTGCAAATCTATTAAAGTCACGTATAATACAAAACTTGTCAGGAGCATAGGTAAACAGATTGTCTATGTTTCTAAATACAATAACATCTAAATCTAAAAACAATCGTACACCTGGCTCTAGCAATTTTGGATCAAAGAAGAATGGCTTGTACCACCACCCTTTTACGTTAGAATTTGGCAACGGCTCAATGCGGATATTAGGATCTATGCCTTTAGGATCTTCTGTAAAACACACAAACTCGTGATCCACAGTAAGATTCCGCTGCACCATGTTATATAAGATATTAACATAATCAGCGGAATACTTAGTACCGTGTTTTAAACAAACAACGTAGTTTTTCATCTACCGTTTAATCTTTCAATAGCCGCCTGCGGTGATTCCCAATGCCAGCGAGGTTTTAATGGAAGTAATTGTAGTTCTGCTTGTTTATCTTGTGCAGATGCCCGTGCTGTTGTTTCATCAACTTCTACCATAGCATCATTACGCTCATGCTCATAAACACGAACACGCTCAACATAACAACGGCTTTTTGTAATATGATAGATAAATGCGTTTACATGTTCCCAAATAAACAGACTACTCATCTCCATGCTTACACCGCTAGGTAGCACACGAAGTGTTCCTAATAATCCACCAGTATCTACCATTTCATTTGGAATGTCTGCGATACGTGGATCATCTGCTGGTAACACAGTTACGTGATCAAAATAATATTCTAAGAATTCTTTAACAGGTTTTAATCCACCAAACGGAACAATCCAACCGTGTTCGTCTACTTCGCCTGCAAATGTAAACTCTACTGAACGATCATAGCCATGTACTTGAGCACAATGCCCTGGCGTACCATCTTCATTAGCATCAAAATGTTGTGCGTGTCCGCACGGTAAGTTCTTGTATATTTTAGTTGCTTTAACTTTAATACCCATCTCTTGCCTCCTTGTGAGTAAGTTTGATGCGCAGAATCTTTATAGTGGGGTGAGCATAAGACCACTTTGTATATACTACACTAACCTATCTATTTTGTCAAGTGTAACGTTGCTTTCTAACCAACTTTCTGGAATGTTCCAATCTGATTCTTGATAGACAGTAAACTTGTGTTTAGGAAAGTGATTAAAAATTTTACTTATCTGATAGATCCAATACCTTGGGTCTATTTGGTGATGATTCTCACCGACATAGCCAATAGTGCCTTTATATACATTGTTTACTCGTTTATTAATCCCGTATAGATCAAATCCTAACAGTTTAACATCAGTGTCTAGTGTGCAGGCTATATAGACAGCATAAGGCCCACTGCCCCAGTTCATAGGTTCGTCTGCTCGTGTTTCTTGTTTGAAAGGAAGTTCTGGTACTAGATCTGCATTTGTAAAACGCCAATCTGGTCGTGTGTATATAGGACCTGTGTATGTTAGACGTGCTTCTCTAACCATTCGACGATCTACACATACTAGATGATCTACGTGATAATCTCTAAATATTGCATTACAGCCTATTTTAATTCCTTCAAGTTTATTAATATCTACCCGAAGTCGGCTTTCACCATTGCCTATTACCCACATTACTTTAGATTATCTTTGATTTTTGAAAATTCTTCTTTGATACTTTTTAATCTTGCAGCAGTTGCAGTCATCATATCTGCAAAATTAAAGATTTTATGAATAGCCCACCACCACCAATATACACTAATAGTAAACAAAACAGTACCACCGACGGTTAACGCCTGATGATAAACAGAATCCCATCCGAACATCTCTAAGAAAAACAATCCTGCAAGCACAATGAAAGGGAGAGTCCAGCCAGCATAACTCCACCAGCGAACTTCTTTTTTTATTTGTTCTGATTTAATTTTGATTTCATCTTCCACAGACACAGTAGTATCCCCTATGATAATATTTATAGAGCAAGTTTAAAAAATTATGTATAATGTTTATGCAAAAATTTGACCGAATCTTTTCCAGGTGCCTGGAGTGCCTTCTTTGATGCAAATCCAACCTACGTGTCCAGTTGGTTGTGGATCTGTAGTCCACACTATGTCACCTTTATTAAAGGTTCCTGTGCGGGGTGCTTCTGCGGCAACAAGGAACTTCTTGCCATTGTGAGATATATTTCCTTGTACTGCAAAACTTTCTGTTTCAGAAACATTAGTAACATTCACGCCTAGTTTGCCGTAAACACTTACCTTAGTATGTGTATTACCTTGAATGCCTAGCTTGATATCACCTCCTTTTGTTATTGTGATACGAGGCGTGTTGTCTGTTACTATTTCTAAATCACTGCTGGTGTAGTTACCTACTCTGCTAGCAGTAGTTTCTGTTTCAATGATAAACTCATGGTCAAAACTTGCAAGACTTAAAGTGGCATTAGGTTCATCGGTGTTAATACCAATTCTCTGCGACGATGCATTGTAGATAATAAACTCATCTATTCTTACATCACCTTGTACAGATAAACTTTCTAATGCACCTACTCTTTGTAGATTACTATGTATAATAGTATTGCCCAGTGTGTTTTCCGACAGCACAGGTATACTGTTAATCATATAAGATTCTGTGTTGATTACATCGATACTAGCAGTACTTAAGATCCTGTCCGGATTTGTTTGTAAAGCAAAGTGTGTTGCACCTTGAAATCCCCTCCAAAGTAATCCTTTACCGTAGATAGATTCTCTTTCGTCTGCCACAAACTCCAACGAACTAGAACGTTCATGTCTAACATCGCTGGTCACTTCGTCTACGTGTAGACTTCTTGCAGAAATATGTCCATTAACAGTAAAATCACCATTAACAACTGTATCACCTTCCAGTGATTCTGCGTACAATGCCTTAACATGTACACCGTCATCGTCAACTGTAACTGTAAGTTTGCTGGCAAGATCCTGTACACCTACACTTCTAAAGTTGGTTATTAATCCGCCGTTGATAGCATTACCACTGATGCTCCTTTGAGCAGGAGTATATTCGGTTGCAGGGCGTTCTTGTAGTTGCTGAACAGCATCTACTAAACTACTAATACCTTCTTTAACGGAATTTAAATCTACAGAATCATTCATGTAAGTATTTATCTACTTACCTTAAGTATCACAGTCTCCTCATTGACCCTTCCGTTGAGTTTTGTATCTGTGGTATTAATATCTTCCAAGAACTTACGCAGTGCTACCTTGCCCGAGCTCTTAAATGTTTTTAGTTGTTCTTCTGGTTTGCGTAGAGTCTTTTGTACGCTGGTGATTTCGTTATAACCTACTAGACTTGTACCTTTTACAGTAATAGGGCCTGTCATGTCATCCGCGATATACTTGCCTAGTTTGCGATTTTTAGTATTAAATACCCAAACTTCTTTTGCTTCAATAAGATCTAATGGATTTACACTTACAATAGAATATTTGTCATCCTGCTTTTTATATTTTAGTTTTGCAACTAGTTTGTCTTTGCTAGGTGCTTTCTTAATTCTAGGCTTACGAGTTGTTTTTGCTTTTTCAATAATCATGTCACAAGCATTTAAAATCTTTTCTAATCCTTCTAAAAACTTTTTAGCATCTGCTTTAGCAAGGTGTGCATATCCTTCACGGAATTGTTGTGCAAGATCTTTTTCTAGCTCGTCTTTGATTTTTGCAATCTGTTGCGGAGTAGGCATGTGATTTACAACTTCGTTGTATTCTTCATACTCGCCTGTGTAAAACTCTCTAATCTTACGAGCATGGGCTTGTGTTACACCTAATTCTGTGAAGTGTCCTAAAAAGTTAAAGTCTTTCTTTGTTTCAACATATGTGTCTAACCATTCGTCGATAGCACCACATGCTTTAATAGACTGTTCGCGAATACGATCTTGGATTGTAGGAACATACACATTCTTTTTAGCGGCTTCCTCTGCTTTTTCTTCTGCAACAACTTCTTTGCCTGCAATTACTGCTAGGTCAACTTGTTGTTTTATAAACTCGTTGATATCACGCATCTTGCCAGATACACCTTCAAGACCTTCCCAGTACTCTGCATGCTTGTCATAGTAACTAGGAACACCCATTTCTAACATCTTAGCATAGATGCCGCAAGTAGAGTTTACGCCTACTGCTCGTGCTTGTTTGATATCTTGTGCAGAATACTCATGTGTCTTCATCCACTTCCATACATGAGCTAATAGGTCACTGGCTTTAAACTCACCGTAGATATAATCACGCATTGCATTTCGTTGTTGATGAAACTTTTGTGGACTCCAAGATTCATAACCCGTGAAGTCTGGGCACAGTGATTTTATTTTTGCACGTTTTGCTTGTTTAGCCGCCATGGTGTTCTCCTAACTATTTGTTGACAGTATATATGCCTTGAGAGGAGTTGTCAACTGTTTTTGAGTGAGTAATAGGTTGCGTATTTGTCTGACAATGTGCCAATGATTTCTATTCTATGACCAAATGAAAGGGCATCGGGTCTCGAAATCCAATAGATGTTTTCAGCATGTTCCATTGCCCACTTACCTTCTGGCGTTTGTTGCCATTGGTAGATAGGCTCTGCAGCATAGATTTCTACATCTTCCACATCGCCCATTGAAAAGGAATGTAAGATTACTTCAGCCTTCTGTTTCTTGATTCCAGACACAGCGTACAGGCTCTCTCTTATATTTTTTCGTCAGCTTCGAATCCGCGGAAGGTTTTGAACCTTGGGAAGCGAAGCGAGTAAGTGCCGTCTTGATTTTGCGTAATAGCATCTGCTCGTACCTCTACTAGATTGTTAATAAGAGCGTCCCTGCTATTCCAATACTCATCCCTGTGAACGTCACTAAAGCCACTACCCACATTAACGCGGATAGCTTTTCCATCGTCGATCCCTTCGCAAACGATTGCTCCAAGTCGACCACTGTTTCTTCCAGTACCTTCTTCAACTTCTACCACCTTTAGTGTTACTTCAATAAATGGTTTTGCTTTTAACCATGCATGAGTTCGTTTGCATTCATAAGGAGCATCAACGTCCTTAATCATAACTCCTTCGTATCCACCGTCTACAGCCGCTTTATTAAGCTCTACAAAGCGACTTTGTCCTTCAGGAGAGTCTAAGTCAACATCTTCCCAGTCCAGTGCTTGTACGTGTTTTAAGACGTCTTTATGCTCCTCTACCCAGTGCTTGGTAATAGCACTACGGAAACTCTGTGGCTTATCCCACGAACCTGCTTTGAAACAACCTAGTGGAATTGTGTCAAACAAATGTAGTACAGCGTCAGTGCTTTGCTTTCCGTCTTTGCGATGCACTTGCTTCATAAGATCTTGGAAGTCTGAACTCATTACTTCACCGTCTAATACTAGCGGATACGGCACAGGATATTCTGCAACAACTGCTTCAAGTTCTTCAATAATGTGTCCAAAGTTATGAAACTGTTTTCCGTTGCGCGAGAACATTTCTACTTTGCCATCTTGGATAACAGTTAGCACACGAACACCGTCGAGTTTGATTTCAATCTGTTTCTTACCAATCATTTTCTTTTCATGGTTAGCTGAATCGTGTGCAAGAGCACAAGTAAATACAGGCACTGTGCCTGGTACTACTTTGTTTACAGTCTTTTCACTTACACCACATCGCAAGTCTTTGATAAGGATACGACGATACCAATCGTTCCATTGTGCTTGTGTTGCTACATCCATTGCCAGTAGGATAGCGTCTCTCGCTGAATGTCCAGTCAGTTCGCGGGCGATTAGTTTGTTTGCAAGTTCTACAAAAGCAGTCCAAGGAAGTCCTTGTCCATCGTCTTCTGTTTTACTAGGAACTTGTTTAACACCAAATGTAACAAGAGGATCAAGTGTCATACGCAAGCCGTCAAAAAACTCTGGAAGTCCTTCTTCGTGTGCAACACGAATAATATCTTCTTTGTTTAAGCGACTATTGTGAATTTCAAGTTGACGGATAATGTAATCAGGCTGTGTACGCATGTAATCCCCTGCTGTTGTAAACTTTAAGTCGTTCATATATTATACACTCTTGTTGGTTTTTGTCAACTCTTCAATATGAATAGGTGTGTAATCGATATGCTCAACACATACACATCTGTGATGTTCGGTTGGACTAGGGTTCTGATGAATGTGTCCGTGAACATTTAACAACATTCTATTTTCTTCATCGTGTCTGCCATGTCTATGTCTCCGTAATCCGCTAGGATCTAAAGGAACATGCGATAATAATAAATCGTGTTCGTGAAACTCTCTCCACACTACAACTTTGGTAACAAGTCCGTTCTGAATAAAGAACTTAGCGTCATCGTGATTACCAAGAATCAATCTTTTAGAACCATTCAATCTGGACCATAAACTTTTAAATGTGTCTTTGTTACCAAAGAACACATCGCCCAAGTGATATACAATATCACCTGGCTTTACGACCTTGTTCCAGTTTTCAACCATAGTTTCATCCATTTCTTCAACAGAGCTGAAACGATCACCCCTAACCTTCTTACCAGTGTTTGAATCTACAAAGGTAAGAATATTAGCGTGTTGAAAGTGTGTGTCACTGATTAACCAAATATCTCTGCTCATAATCCTGCTAGCATTTTATATCTATCCCAGGCCTTTTGTGTTGCTGGGTTGGTTGCTATTTCTTCTTCTGGTGCAAATGTTTCTAACCAATAGTAGGGCAAGCGTGGCGGATGTGCTTTGAACTGTCGTGGCTGATGTAGTTTGCCATTATCATATAACTGTATAGCTACATTGCGATAGATAGCACTTGCTTCTTCATCAGTACTATTAGGTTCTGCATCGGCCCATTCGGGATTGCTCAAACCACCGTAACGATAGCCGTCCCAAATACCTTTCCAATGTGAATCATTGTGCGGATCAAAATCTGTACGAGCAACAATTACTAACACATCGTCGTAATCTACTCGTGCTTCTACAATATCCCGCATACAACGACTTAAACTTAATCCTACTTTCATTATGACTTTTTCTTCTTAGGATTGTTGTTAGCAATCAAATCACCAAGCCCTGCTTCTTGTGCCATAGAGCTTTTATATCCGTGCTGAAGATTTTTTAAACGGGCATAATCGACACCTGTTTTAGTCTCGATTGCTTTCTGTACAGCAAAAAGTTCGTTGTCTCGTTCGCGACTATTACGACGTTGTTTTTGATCTAGTACAATCTCATACAACTTATAAAGTTCAGCATCTGACAGATTTTTAATAATATCACGTGCTTCTTTGTCGTAGTTACGATCGTCGATGTGTACTGCTCGTCTCATTGTAGATACCTCTCTAACATTTCTTACTATTATAAGAGATTTTTGAGAAGTTGTCAACTTATTTTAAAAGATTTTTACCTACAGTGCGTTCTAGCTCTTCTAAACTAACCAAGTCTTGTTGACGTTCAAGAATAGCTCGTTTAGGGTTTAAATTAAAACGATCCTGAAACCAAAAATTGATGTTATCTGCAAAGTCTACACACCAACGGAATATTTTTCTTTTACGAATCTTCATCTTCTGGCTCCCAATACTCACACTCACACACATAACGATTTTGTGTAAGACTTTCGTTGCGAAGGAATCCGTGTGGTGCATCTGGATGTGTTTTACAAAGCACTTCTTCTTCGTAATCAATACCTTCCAGTTTGCTACTTGCTTTGAACATTTCCATTTTTACAGCATCGTAGAGTTCATCGTGGATCTGTTTCTTTTTTGTTCGCAGTCGTTCTTCTTCGATTGCCGCAAACCACTCGTTGATATCGTCTTTCATTTCACCACAAACACTGGGATCTTCCAACGCCGCACTCAACCACTTGCCTACTTTTTCGTCAGCGATTTCTTTGTTAGTGTAGTGTGGTAATTCTTGCGACTGAATATCCTCTAAGTGTTTGTGTATCGCATTGCGAGCAGTTAGAAGACGATTACATTGACCTTCGATGTGTTTTTGATAACCTTTGTTGTTGTATCTAAGATCCTCAACTGCGTCATACAATTCTTCCATTGCGATTTCTAATGCTTGTTCTAATGTCATACTCTACCCCTACCGCAATCCATCTTGTGAATATGCTTTTTATGTTTACGCAGGTCAGTGATCAATCCACACTCAAGACAGGTATACCAATACTCACTTGCCCATCGAATCTTTTTACCGTAGTGTTCTTCAAACCGTTCTATAAGTGTATCATACGGCAGTAGTTCTTCTGTTGTCAAGTCCCAAAGATAATCACTCAACGCATTCCAATCTTCGGTTCGCATTGGACGCACACTGTATTCGTGCCAACCATTATACCCATGTTTAGTATCATCTCTAATATCAATGCGACCCGCACTCCAACCTTCACCATGTTCTTCAATCCACTTCTGGTTGATTGGACCCATCCAGTTGGTGCTATAGGTTATCACGGTTTGAATTCTCCAAAAACATCTGGTGCTTGTTCTTCAGCTAGGTCCATGTAGTAGGTGCTAGGATAATGTTTCAAACAACGATACGCCTGTTCTCGAATATACTTTGGAACTCGTGGAGTCTTACTAGGATCCATCAAATCTTTTAAAAACTGTTCTGTGTTAAGAACTGCGTGTTTGCGTTCAATAGGTAGTGTCATTAGAACAACTCCTTCTCTGTTAATACTTTAAACTCATAGCCCATTTTGTTACAGTAGTCTTCTGCAGAACTCCACTTGGCTCGATTCTTTTTATATTTACGCTGGAAGTGTGGTTTGATCTCTACAACAATGGTTCTGCCGTCGTAGGTCTTTACAACAAAGTCTGGGTAGTAGTTGTGCCACTTATCATCGTCTTCGAAGTAATAAGGAATGTGTAGTTCTTCCGAACTCCACTGTACGATCTTGTCACTGCGGTCACAGTACAACATAAAACGTCTTTCCCACATACTTCTGTAGGTGATGCGATTTATATTGCCTGCATACTTTGCAGGATATTGCGGCTTGTACTTGCCGCGGATTGCTGTTAATGCATTTGACTTTTTCATACTAACAGTATACTATATTTTTATACCGTGTCAACCGAAAATGGAGTGAGCGACAGGACTTGAACCTGCATAGTCTTACGACACGGATTTGCAATCCGTTGCATAACCATTTCTGCCACGCTCACATATTGGCACAGGGTGAGGGATTCGAACCCCCTGACTCTCGTCCTGGTTTTGGAGACCAGTGTGACACTCCAACTTCACCGACCCTGCATTGTCTTTATATAGTAAGTTCTTTTTTGAATGTTGTCAACCAGAAATGGAGCGGCGAAGGAGAATCGAACTCCTATCCACAGGGTGGAAGCCTGTTATAATAGCCATTATACGACCGCCGCTAAATTGCTATGCCTTCTAACAAGTTCCAACCGCCTGTAATACCGTGATCATTACCAGTCTTGATACAAACAGCATATGATCCAGTTTTATACTTACGGTTATAAGTTTCTAGGTACTTGTTACGCACGGCATAAGTGTAGTTTATGTTATCTGCTTCTCGTCTAATAGTTTTTCCATTAGACATTTCTACTTCAACCCAATACATTATATACTTTCACCTGGTTCAAAAAACTGGAAGTTTTGACCACTTGTAAATACGCAAGTAGTATTGTTGTCTTTGTTGACAACTAAAAAACTCCAAGTTTGTGTTTCCGTATTTACCCAAAGTGAATTATATAAAGGGCTGCTATTGCCTTGTGATATGCCCTCACTCAAAAAAACTAGTTCTTCATTGTACTTATTTTTAACAATATTCAGTACGTCTTGTGTTGGACCACACTGCACAGGTATTTCGTATGTTTTTGCTTTTACTGGTAGGACAATGAGCAAGAACAGTGCCAATACAATATATTTCATTTTAATCTCCCGTCGCGGGAGCAGTTTCAAGACTTACTCGGGTCCTACCTTTCCTGGGCACCACTTGCTTGATTATTTTAAAAGAGAAACAAGACTCTTTAAATGGTGCCGTTGAAGGGAGTCGAACCCCCAACCTTCTGGACCTAAACCAGACGCCTCTGCCAATTGGGCCACAACGGCATATATTGTATTTATACTGGTGCTCACGGAGAGAATCGAACTCCCAATCTACGCATTACAAGTGCGTTGCCTTACCGTTGGGCCACGTGAGCATACTATTTGGCGGAGATAGTAGGATTCGAACCTACGGAACGATTTCTCGTTCGACAAGTTAGCAACCTGCTGCTTTAAGCCACTCAGCCATATCTCCTTGTTCGGGACTGTCTTTCTGCTAGGCAAGGCGCAGTCATTCCGAATAAAAGTGGAGTGGGTGGAATAGGGTAACCACCAAGGAAGTACTATCCGAAGTACCTTTCTTCACTAGACTTCCTACGTCCTGCACCTCGCTAAAGGACCGGCGCTACCGGCTTTCGGACTACCTTACCCCCCTTCGGCGAGAGGTATTCGGTCACACTCCTTTTAGAGTCCGTCGACTCTAAAACTGGCTCCCAAGGTTGGATTCGAACCAACATTGCTTTCGCACGGATTAACAGTCCGCTGTATTACCTATCTACCACTTGGGAATAAAATTTATTAAAAAGCACACTAGGTTTACTATCCTCTTGCTACCTATTGTTGCCCTGCTATGCAGAACAGTTACTAGTATCATAGGCTCTCCGCTTTGGACAAGGTTCAGCTTGCGGCCTCACGAGCCTAGTATGCTTTTTAATATACTTATTTCTGTCCTTCTACAACAATATTATATATTTCTTTCCAGTTGCGAACTCGTGTCACTCCACTGTATTCGCCCTGGTTGTGTTTGTGATCCATTAACAAGGATACCAAACCTAAATCTCTTCCTACTAGTGCATTCTGTGGTTTGTCTTCGACCCAGTAGCAACCAGTATCTGCATACCATTCTAACACTTCGTCTTTGTCAGCACCTGTGTCTAGGTACACATATTTCTCAAATACACTATCTCCAAACATCTCACGCAGGTTCTTTGTGCGTAGGTGTTGCGAGTAGTCGTCGTTACTTAAACTTGTAATAGCATGGAACACATACCCGTGTTCACTGTGCAACTTCTTCACATAATGAATAGCATCTCGTAGTGGCGGAAGTTTACGAATCCAAGCACTTTCGTTGAACATACGAATAAGACGCATGCCTTCTACTTTTCCTAAACCATACTTGAGATCCATCAAGTATTCTGTTTCAAATCCTGGATTAACACTATAACCGTGTCGATTCATCCACTGTCCGAACGCATACTCCCAATCGAAGAGGACGCCGTCACAATCTACCAATATTGCCTTTTCTTTCATTAAGTGCCTTTCTTTATTGCCTATATTATTATAGTACTATCTTATTCAGGTTTTGTCAAGTACCAATAGTAATATTTTTTGCCTGTTTGTTCATCAACTGCTGGGAGAGCAATCTCGTCAGTTACTTCAGTTTTTTCAACACTCTCCCAGGTGTAACCCTGTTTAGTCTGTGTATCAACCATTTCAAAGAATTCCTTGTTTCCTTCAAAGAAAACAATAAGGAATAAAACCCACATACTTACCTTTTAAACCTTACAGTGAATTCTTGTCCACCGTCCCAGAATGTGATAGTTGAATGACTGTACACTCTTACCTGTTCTTCTTCGTAGCGTGTCTCACGCTGACATTGTGTGCGAACGCCGCCTTTAGCATCTGAATTTTGATTGCCAATAATGCCGCCTAGTACACCACCAATCTTTGCACCATCTTTGTGATCGATTTGATGTCCTACTACGCCGCCGATGATAGTACCGACAATAGTGTCTGCTGTACGATCACCACTTACAGCAACATCCTTACACACTTCTACTGTGTAAGGTCTTTGCTTGATAACTGTTTTGTAATGATTTTCTGTTACGCCCATTACATTGTTTGATTCATCTGCAAATGCAAGTGCGCTGTAAAATCCTACACTACAACTTAAAACCACTGCGTGAAAAACTTTTTCTGCATATTTCATTGTGCTTCTACCTTTGTAACTCTGTCGTACTTAAACGATCGCCAACCCTTGGCATTTACGTCCCATACTGTAACCAGTCCTTGTACTCTAGGACTTTTACTGTTTTTAGGAAGACTTCCTTCAGGAATAATCTTTACACTTTTTGTGCAAGTCATTACCCGTTCATCTCCATCCAACTTATTAAAAGTTACTACTACTATACCTTCACTTAGAAGGTTTGTCAAGTCTTTTTCCGTTGGAATCTTTTTCAGGTTTGCTACTGTCTCGCTTACCAAAGATTCTGTCCCATCCGTTTGCAAACTGTTTGTCATTGCTTCCTTTTCTTCTTCCATCACCTTTTCCACCATGCCATTTATTTGACATTATCTGCTCTCCGCAACCTTATCAGCAAAGCCGTTAGCAACTGCTTCTTCTGCACTCAAGAAAGTATCAAACTTCATTGTTTCAAATAGCTCGTCAAACTCTTTACCTTTGCTGTTGTGTTTAACATACAGTTCTGTAAGACGTTCATTTAAACGATTTGACTCGTCTAAATGACGTTTAGCATCTTCAAACTCTAGATTCTGTACGTGTACCGAACCCGATGTTCCACGAGTGCCTGAACTTACACGATGAATCATTGTGCGGCTTTCAGGTAACACTACTCGTTTACCTGCTGAGCCTGCCTGTGCAAGAAAACTGCCCATTGAAGCAGCCTGGCCCATTACAATAGTACGCACATCACATTTAATATACTGCATAGTATCGTAGATAGCAAGTCCTGCTGTTACACTTCCGCCTGGTGAGTTAATATATAAGTTAATATCCTTTTTAGGATTTTCACTTTCTAAGAACAACATTTGTGCTACAATCAAGTTAGCCATATTATCTTCAACAACTGAGTTTAACATGATAATACGGTCTTTGAGCAAACGACTATAAATGTCGTATGAACGTTCACCTTTTGCTTCTTGTTCTACTACAATAGGTACTAGTGGCATTCTATCCTCCAAATAATGTTCTTGATATTGCCAATGCTGTTGCTGTTGCAGGAATAACAGAGCCCAGCATCACTGCTTTGTCATTCCAATAAATTCCTACTATTGTCCACGAAGTTGCACCTAGCATGTAACATAGTTGACCGTAGAGCGTAAATCCTCCACTCTGCATAAAGATGCCTAACACTGCAAAGATTACGCCTACCCATTTTAGATAACTGTCAGGACCGCCTGTGGGAGTTGATGGAGCAACAACATCAAACTGATGTTGCATCTCTTCTAGCTCTTCTTGGAGGCGTTTCTTTTCTTTAGAAAGCTCCATAGCAAGACTTGCAGCCTTGCTCATCTGTCTTTCTTGTTGATATTCTTCCTTTGCAAGATTTTCTTGATCGCCCATGTCTAATCCCACAGTGCCTGATAGTATTTTCCAAACAGTCTAAAGCCGTTTGCCTTGCGTTTGTTATACGCTTCTAGTCCTTTTCTGTCAACTTTAAATGTGTCATTAGGTCCACGTTTCATTTCAAAATATTCAGTGCCTTCAACTTTTTCAAACACAATGTCACTTTCGCCTGAGTAGAACTGTGCGTCGCCGTCGTCTTTGATGTGTTCGTTGAATGTCCAAATCATTTCGTCCAGCACATAGTCCCAACGCTCAAAAAATTTCTCATCTGGTTCGCCAACCTCTTTATACTTAAGAACATCCTGCTTTTTGGGTCGTAATGGAATAGGAACATCTTTAGGATCTACGTCTGGTGCACCGTGCTTGGTGTTTTTCAATTGTATCAACATTGGGAGAATGATTTCAGCAAGAGTATGATCCATACTCCAGGTATCCCACGGGTCGATATGCACTTTTACTTTTTGTTTGCGTTCATCTAAAAACGGAACATTAATAAGATTATACACGGATTGAACTGCATCTTCTAATTTCTCAAGAAATTGTTCAAAATCTGTTTGCTCTCTAGGCCAATTCGCAAACCCGTGTTTTTTATTCATATAGCGTTCGTGAATACGACATATCAATCTGCTGGGAAAAGAACCTATCTTAACTTTCATCGTAGGGAACAACCTTTACATTTCTTTCCTTGCCAGGAAGCCTCCATATTTCTGCGGCATCCTCTGCATCTTCACTGTTAGTATAACAAACAACTTCAGGACCGTCAAGCCCGTCTTGTGTTACATATATCCAATCGTCATCGCCGAAGGCATTAATCTTTATTGCATATTTCATTTTTCCAAACCTGCAATAATTTTTTCTGCGTCGGGAAATTTTGTCATATTACTACAAGCAACATCTATTGCTTCCATCATTAGATCATTTTTATAAACTAATGTTCCTTTTGCGAGTTCCCAACGATATGTACGGTTCGTGCTAGCACTATGACCCATGTACACCCAACGGCGTCTATCATCGTCCCAATGCCAATCTTCTGAAGGTAATCTAGGTCTATCACTCATCTCTATCTTCCTCTTGTCCTTGCATTTCGTTAAAACATACAACAGCTCCAGCCATGATAAGAAATATATTACCGTACAGGAATCCTGTAAACAATCCTAAATATCCTATCATTAAACCGGTGCGCCTACTAAACAAGTTTCTTATCGCTTATAAAAATCTTTAGAGTTTGACCATCATCTTGGAACTGATATTGAAGATGTTCACCTTCTTTAAACCAGCGTTCGTATGCTCGTCCACTCTCATCTACTACTGTTAGACGAGAAATCTTTTTAAGTTTTTCATCTGCTAGCTCTAGTGCTAGTTCGTGCAAATCTGTCATTGACTTTTTCCTACATTAATCCATTTTTCAAACTTACGAGCGAACTCTGCCGACGCTTGTTCTTCTTCAAAATAGAAACTATGTGAGTACACATCTGTATATGTGTCCATGCTCCACTCCCAGCGATTTAGATTACCTCTACACCATGCTTTACATTGTACATCTAAATCACTGTGTACATCAACTTGATAACTATTTGGCTTCCACTTGTTTTTGTATTCAAATATCTCCTGCGGAGTCATCTTACATTTATCAAATAGATACCGATCAGTCATCTTTGTTTTTTCCTCTAATTACATTATAAGGATCTACTTGATCCCACACCATGTCCTGCAATGCTTTACAATACGCATCATAAGTTTTGGTCATAAACTCTGTTTGCTTGTCTCCAGGAACAAAAAGTTCTTTTGCTTCGTCTGGAGTCATGTCAATATCAATCTTGATTTTCATCTACTAACCGTGTCCATTTGCCATCTTTGATTTTGTACATTTCAATTTGTCCACTGGCGCGAGTGTATACACGCCCACCGTCAATCATATTACCATTCTCAAACTGTTTAAAATCGTGATGGCTTTGACTGTATTCAAGTTCGCCATTGTCATTAAACGTAATACCAAACTCTAGTTCTTCTACAATATCAGCATCGCAAATCATCACAGCATCGCGGTAATTATCATAGTATAATCCAAAATATTTGTTGCCAAAGTCAGGATGAGGTGTTTCGCGATAGAAAATATCTACAGGAGTATCGCTGGCTTTTAAATCTGTTGTACAAATGTAAGAAACTTCTACACCGTCTTTTTCTGAAAAGTGTTTGATTGCGGCTTGTTCGTCTAAAATAGGGTAATGTTTAATCTTCATACTGTATATACCTTGACATAGTTTAATGATGTTTCATTCACGGCAAACAAACGGTTCTTAGTCTGTTCTTTTACCTTTGCTTTAAACTTACGACGCTCTCCTACTGGAATTTCAAAGTTGTTCCAAAAAGAAATAACATTGCCCATATAGTCCGCAGTGTACACATAACGCTCGTAGTGCGAACTATAATGACTATCAAGTATCACACATACACCTTCTACGCTATCACCTTTAGCACCGATATACATGCTGTCGCGATATTCTGTGCGAAGCTTTTTCTTAAGAGCATTCTCACGAACTTCTCGTTCAACAAGTGCAGGCACATATGCTAACAGTCCTAGTTTGCTGTATTCTACTTCGTCTAAAGTAACGTTTTCAAATATCTGTTTTTGAAAATCACTTAACCCTTCGCCTAATACTTCCATGGTATATCGACGGAAGTGTTTAAGAGAAACATCAACTGCTTCGTAGTCTTCTGCTGTTGTGCGCACAGGTTGAAAGTCACCTGGACGATAATCAGGGATTAGTTGAAACTTAACAATTTCTTTGTTAGAAAAAATAGGTTTATTGTCAGGCTCTGAAAAACGATAACTGTCTTTGATATATCCATTGTTTGCACGATATGCGGCAAAAGCAATAGCAAGAACGTCTTGTGTTTTAAATGCCTTTTCTTTACTAATCATAGAAGCCTCTACTGAACATTACATTATTTTAATATTATAAGTTCAGTAGAGACTATTGTCAACTTAATCTTGCAATTTTTTCTTGCCAAGATAGTCTTGGTTAATCATGGTTTTGATTCTATGACAATTACAACATCTAGTGGTGATATTTTCTTCGCTGTCTTCACCTCCATGACTAGCTAAAATTCCATGATCACCTTCGAGCACTGCTCGCATACATGCTAGTTGGTGATAAGGATCTTCAATAGCCATAATTGCCGGAACCGTGCGAGGATCATATCCGCAATCTTCGCATACCCATTTGCGATAAAATGTGTGGGGGCGATCTGGTTTTCCCATACCGCCATAGTCTACACACTTCAGTTGATGTTCTCTACATAGACTGTTTGAACCAGGTCCGTCGTAGATACTTAATTCGTTATTGCAATCTACTAATTTACATTTTAAACCTTTGGTATGCTGTTCACGCATAACAGCGTCAGACTTAATCTTATCTGCTTTGGGATTTCTTAAAATTTTCATGTCCAAAGATCCTCTTCTAAAACAGTAAAGCCGTTGTTAGGAGTATACACAGGAGTTTTAAGTTTAGTAGACTTACGCATCTGTGCAATTAAGAATGGAATTCCTGTACGCATTTCTGTGGTAAATCCACGTAATCCAAATTCCTCATAACTTTCAGGGTTAGCATGTGCATACCAACGAGTATACGCCATGCGAACTTTATCCCAAAAAATACCATCTTCTCCAAAGTTTGCTTCGAAATATTCTTTAGTAAATGCAACCATCTTTAACAAATAATCATTATCTACTTTAATGCCTTGCTCGTGGCAAAGATTGAAGTATTCGTATAACTGTCTTGCTTCCTTTGCACGAACTGGACGTTCTTCGTTCAAGTAAGCCCAATATTGAGAAAACATGCGAGTCACTTCTGGATGCTTGCGAGTCTTAAGACTCTTACTCATAATAGTGTCTGCAAGCAATGTGAACGCTCCGGGCTCATCTTCATCGCCAAATTTGGAGTGTGTCGCAAACAATCCTGCATCACGAAAATAATCGTTTTTCAATGCTGCATCGATCCATTCTTGATCGTCAGAACCATCTACTTTAACACCGAATACCATTTGTTTATAGGTATCGATAAAGTCCAAAGTTTCTTTTGCGTCACCGTTGAGCAAAATAAAGTTACGACGAATTTCTAGTTTTTGTTTGGAACTGTAAATGACAACCGGAACCAACGCATTTGCAGCTCGCTCGCCAAAAACTTTGGTAAGAATAATATGTAGTGCAATGCTAGTGTGCTGCCCGTCCCACGCAATGTAGGAACCTGGTCGACTCTCGTCTTCATATACCTGGATAGCCATAACCATACTTTCACTGAAGTAGGACAGAATCTTAAGTATATGTCTCATATTAAGTTCTCGTTGCATAGTTTCGTCAATGATAATTTTATCAAACGGAACCATAATTGCATGACAAAGTGCAATATCAGAAAACTTAGTCCAACCTCGTGACGAAGGCGGATTGCAATTGCGTCTACGAAATTCTTCAACAACTGCTTCAAGTTGACTACGCAAAAACGGTGCTTTTGCAAGTGCCTTTTCTAGGCGTTCCTGTAGTGTAACAAAGTTACTTTCTGCAACCTCATAAAGAGAGTTGACTTTTTGTGCATATGTATTCATAGTTTTTTCCTTTTAGCGGACACTCTGGTCCATAAGTTATCGGTCATACTCGACCATTACTATAATAACATCAATAAATCTGATGTCAATCTGCATGTGCCCATTTTTTAAGCGCATGTCCTCTTTGTTCGCAGAAACGAACAAACAAGCCTGTTTCACGTCCGTGAGCTTCTATTTCCCATGGACGATCCCAATATTCTGGATCTTTGTTAAGGTAATTACCTTGCCAACGATGTTTTTGCAAACGAGTGTTTTCAAACAGTTCTTTGCGAGCATACTGCTTTACATGAACCATTTCGTGTGCTACTGTGGTAAGGAGATCTCGAAGATTTAAACTTTTATCTACCTCGATAAAAAACTCTCTATCAGTGTTGCTCATACAGTAGCCATAATCACCTTCAAGAGTATCGAGTGCAACTTCAATGTCCAGAGTCTGCATTCGAGGCATAAGTTTTTCAATACAAAACTCAACCATGCTTTCAACAAGTTCTCGTTGTTTCTTTTGTCCGCCGCGCACTGAAATAATATTCACTTGGATCTCCTAACTGTTCTAATTAGTATAGCAAGAGTTTATGTAGTCGTCAATGAATTTTGGCTAACCTGAGCTTACTGATGAAATTAATAGTAACAAGATAAATGCTACTAATGCTGCTTTTAAAATAAACTTAGCAGCATCAGGCCATAACAAAGCTATTAATATCAATAATAGCAGAGTAGCTAACATTAGTATTGTTCTTCCCACATGTAGACTGAATACCCTTTGCCGTTTGTATCGCCGCCGTTGTTGTCTAATTCCTCGCCTTCGTAGTTAATACCAAACAATGTATCTTCTCCGTTTGGTGCTTCGTCAATAACAAACTGTAGTTTTTTAATATCAAGAAGTCCTGGAGTTTCGAGAACAGTTTCAAAGAAACAACCTTTCTCTGAACTCATAAACTGACAGACAAAGTCACCTTTTTTAGCATATTCTACTAATGGGTATTCAGCGTTAGGATCAAGTCCTACATTCATTTCAACTTCCCAGTCAGTTTCTTCTCCGATGCGATTCGAAAGTTCGTACAAGTCTTCTCGATCGATAATATCTTCAAGGTGAGCATCGCCCCAATCTGGTCCTGCAACTTTGTCAATAGTAATATAAGCATGATCTGCAGCCACACCCCAGACATGTGCAAACTCATTAGGCGGTTCGTACCATGAACGATTATCACCGTCTTCGTCACGCATAAACTGTGCATGCTCTGGAACTTCGTCAATGTCTTCAAAGTCAAAGTCGTCATCCTCAGCACCAATAACATAGTTAACTACGTCACTGTCGCCGTTTTCTAAACTTTCTTTCCAAAACTCGTATGCTTCTTTGCTGATCTTCATGTAAGCAGTTTCTGCACCGTACCCGTTTACTGTGATACGATAATAATGAGGACCTTTAAGTTCTTCTACTAGATCTTGTTTCTCTTCTGATGTTGCCATTTTATAACTCCATATCAGCGGCTACAATATAACGCCACTCTTTCTTTTCTAAAATTCCTGGACGGTGCCAGCTTGAACCAGGGAATATAATCCACTGGCCTTCTCGTGCAGGAGCAAAAAACTCGCCCCCATTACCTACACCATTAGGTGCAAATTCTGTGCCCGATGTCTCCATGTTAGAGCTATACGGTAGTTTTAGATAATAAACTCCGCTAAGTGTGAGACAGTCAGGCCGCATGTGCTGATGCCAATATGTGTCTCTATCTTCTTGCGTGTCTATGTTTGTTTTGTAAGCCCAAGATTTAACTGCTTTAATTTGTCGTTCTTGTTTCATGTAAGCAAAACAACTCCAAATAAAACTCATTTTAAGATTGTTCCAAGACTCACCAGGCATGCCAAATACATTGACATCTGTTTGATAGGGTGGCGAGTTTTTCCAATAACGATCTTCTTTGATCAACCTATCAATGTCGTGCCACATTGTCTTGCGCTGATCCCAGCCAATAAGAGTAGTCCAGTCGTAGTATTCGTATTCAATCATACTACTATAATAACACCTATGTGTGTTATGTCAACCTTTACTGAATGTATTTTTTCATGTACTGCCAATATTCTGAATCAGTCATTTTCTTGCTCCATAAAAAAACCCTGGAACATTTCTATCCCAGGGTTACGATGTCTTTTGCCAACAACTATGCCCTAGGATAGATTCCTAGTAGCAGTAGTAAAGTGTTGGCAAATATAGTCTTCATAAAAATATTTATGCGTTCTGCAAATATTCTACAACTCGCTTCGGATCAGTTTCACCGTAAGGATCATTGTCTTCTCCGCAGTCGTTGATACCTGGCTCTTCAAACCAACGTTCAACAACACCGTCTTTGATTACAGCCGCATAACGCCATGATCGATTGCCAAAGCCTACATGATTTTTACATACAAGCATACCCATGCGATTAGTGAACTCGCCATTACCGTCTGGAATAAACTTGATGTTTTGAATACCTTGATCAATCATCCACTTACGCATAACAAAAGTATCGTTTACTGAAACAACATATACTTCGTCTACATCGCAGTTGCGAATGTCGTCATATAGTTCTTCAAAGCCTGGCACTTGGTAAGTAGAGCATGTTGGTGTAAATGCTCCTGGCAGTGAAAACACTACCACACGCTTGCCTGCAAAGATATCATCAGTTGATACATCTTGCCATTCAAACGGATTCTCTGAACCGTTTTCTGTATTCACATAAGTGATTGGGTGTCCGTCTGTGCGAACACGATATTTAAATACCATTGAAGGTACTTTTACGCCTTCTTTCATTACTGTGTGTCTCCTTTGCTTCCATACACTGTAAAAAGTTTTGAGCCTAGTGGACTGATTGGCTCTTGTGGTTTAACTTTTTTCCCTGTCCTTTCCTCTACCATCATTAACAATCTAGTAGCATGTCCATGTCTCCTGTACATGGGGTTGACAAAAATATATTCTATCTCTGCGTCTGTGTCGTACCTAACAAATGCTATTGTTGTGTTAGGGTTTTTAAAAGTGATGACGCCGTCTCCATAGACGACGTCCCACCAAACAAGATTATGCTTGTTCTTCTTTGTATGCATCAAGTGTCTTCTGGAACTTGTTAGCATGTGAACGCTCTGCTTTAGCAAGAGTTTCAAACCAGTCCGCGATTTCATCAAATCCTTCTTCGCGAGCTGTCTTTGCCATCCCTGGGTACATGTCTGTGTACTCGTGAGTTTCACCTGCGATTGCAGACTCAAGAGCTTCAACGACATTGCCTGCCGCAAGACCTGTTTCAGGATCGCCAGCACCGCCTGTGATTAGATACTCCATGTGTCCATGTGCGTGACCTGTTTCACCTTCTGCTGTATTACGGAATACATTAGCAACTTCTGGTGCGCCTTCAATGTCAGCCATGTTTGCAAAGTATAGATAACGGCGGTTAGCCTTTGATTCACCTGCAAAAGCATCTTTCAATGCTTGTTCGGTCTTTGTACCTTTTACGCTCATAGTTTCCTCCTATTTGTAATAAAACTACATAAACTATTATACGAAATATTTATATAGAAGTCAACTATAAAATGCGTAGTTTTTAATTGTATTTTTAAATAGGTACTATTTAGATTTTTTATTAGCAGGTTTTGAAACTGCTACAGTAGCACCTTTCTTTTCTGCTTTCTTTTTAGCTTCTTTGATTTGACTTTCACGTTTTTTATGATCGTACTGTTCACTCCAACTTCGACCGTCCCCACCGTAGGTATATTCTGTTGTGGTTTTATTGTATCCCCATTTATCACTTGGATTAGATCCGTTGATTTTAGGAGTTTGAGGAACGCTTATTTGACGTTTTTGATTTTCAGTTGCATTACAACTAGGACATCCTTTACTATGCTCATCATACTTATGTAACTCGTCATAGTAGTTACTGCATTCTTCACATACATAAGAATATATTGGCATTGTTATCTCCTATATTATAGGAATATTTATAGGATAATAGCTAGGAATCCGCCAATAGCGGCAACAACAAACACACCAGCACCTATCACTATTGAAGTGTTTATTAATGCCTCTTTGCGTTTTTGTTTCTTAACACGAGCTTCCATTTCTGCTTGTTCTCGACTGCGCTTCATTTCTGCTTGATAGTTAAGCCAGTCATTCCACATACCACCGCGACCTTGATAGATCATTATTTCTTTAAGTTCGTCTTCTTGAGCTTTGAGCTGTTCAGCAGCCATGAAGGCTTGTAGGTCACTCTTGTAACCGTGTTCGTGTGCTTTCTTCTGGATTTGTTGTTTGAGTCCAAAGTATTCAGCCATTGCTTCTGCAGCTTCGTAAATCTCTTTACCATTTTGAATACTTTGTTTTACAACATCATAGGCGGCATTCGCCGCGGCTAGTTCTGCTAACATAGTGGTGCCCTCCTCCACTACAAGTATTTAGCGATTACTTGACTGTTACACTGCCACTAGTTGCAAGTTCTATTAGTCTTTCTTTTCTGCTGTCGTCAATGGTGAATCCGCTTTCATTAAGAGCAGACAAGAAGCTCCCTACAGCTTCTTGCCATGTTTCCACACAAAAGTCAAACTCTTTACCGTCAATGTTTATAGAAAAATTTGTTCGCATGTCCATACAAGTATTTATGTGCGGTTGCACAATTTTAGCTCATGTCGTTTAACGGATTATCAAGTGCTTCTTGTAATTTTTCATTGATGTCTTTATCTAGTGTACGCATATCTTTGTCTATGCGTTCTTCTGTTTCACGCATGGTATTTCTAACATCTTTTTCACTGTTGCGTATTACCGATTCAACTTCTCTTATACTAGCAGTTACATCTTTTTGGACTTCATTCATTTCGTTACGAATGCCTTCTAATGAAGATTCAATAGAGTTTTGAGCGTCTTTAACTCTGTCTTCGCTCTTATCTACTTTATCTTCTAATCGTTCTACTAGAGTTTCCATCTTTAATACATCATCACGCAGACTATTTTTTATGTCGCGAGTGTAATCAATAGCATCGTTGAGTTTTGTTTCTATAGCAACATTACGAGCTTCTACTGCTTCTATGTCCAGTGTTTCAAGTTTTTCAGCCATGTCCTGAAACGCCTTATAACTTTCAAACACTCCGTATAATGTACCTAGTACAGCACCTACTAATGTTAGGGCCCCCATTATTGTTGTTGGTGTGACCGTAATGCCAAACAACTTCATTTTTGTATTTTTTAGATTTTCAACTTCGTTTTCAAAGTTTTCCGTCATTTCACCTAAATCTTTATCTGACATCATCGTCTCCTAATTTATGCTCTACTACAATATATTCATCCTGCACTATTTTAATTTCACCTTGAGGCTCATTATTTTCACAGTCATGTTGAATACAATACCGTATTTCGTTGTATTTTTCATGTGCATACTCTCCTAGCTCTGCACCAAAATATGCTAGGAATCCAAATATTATTCCTTCCAATTTCTTTCTGCCATTAATTTATCTATATCCCAAAATTCTTTTGGTGTGGTAAATGTTTGATTCCACTCATTATTAATCATTCGTGCTTCAAAATATATGTAAGTTGTATAGACAACTCCAGCTACTATTATCAAGCCACATATTAACATATAAATTTTTTCTGTCTTACTATAAAGTTCATACATTTGTTTTGCCCTTCCATGTTTCTTCTGCAGCTTTTTTTGCTGCTGCCCTTTTATAAATTGAACTTTCTTTGTTTATTTTTCCTAAAATCAGTGTTTCGTTTTTCCATTCGCTTGACCAATAAACTACAGGACTGTATCGTGTTCTTTCACTGCTCATACTGGCTCCTTATCATTCTACGATGAAGTTCATCACTTGCACCATTAAAAAATCTACCATTTGGATTGTCATAGTTCTGTTGTCCTTCGTAGATTTCTTTAGGCTCGTATAGTTCACCGTCTGTGAGTTGTACTTGATTGTATGCTCTAAAACTTGGATTGTATCCCATTAATGCAGACTTGGCTGATTCGTCTTGACTGCCGTCCATTGCGGCTTGAGCAAGTTCGTCTTCTTGAGCATTTTCTTCAGCAATCTCTTCTGCACTTTTTTCTGATATTTCTTCGTTGCTTTCTTTGATGTCTTCCAAGGTTTTTTCTACCACAGAGTTTACTATTTTATCTATTAAATCTCTGTCAACACTGGCAACAAGTTCTAATTCTTGTCCTGCACTATAACCGCTTCCGCCTGATGAGTCTGTGCCTCCACTGAACGCACCTCCAAACATTGTGTCATTTGCAGGCATGCCTGACGCATCTAATCCTGATCCGTCACTGCTCATGCCTCCACTGCTGCCTGAACTTGATCCGCTACCAGAGTTGTCTGCAAGTCCTCCACTGCTGTTAACACCGCTTGCACTACCAATAGCATTTTGAGTGCTTGCTATGCTCACAGCATTACTGGCAACAGCATCAGCCGCGGCAAGAGCATTGAGTTCGTTGGCGTTTAATGATCTTCCTGATCCTGTGCTTGAGCCTGATGCTTCTTGCGAGCCTGACTCAGCATTTGCTGTTGTTTCTCCAGCACTGTTAGTTGAGGCTTCTGGTGTTCCTGGCAAAGACGATCCTGTTGTTTCCTCAACCGACGCCATTCCATCATTTCCAGTGCTTGTTGTATCCATTGCATCATTTGCAAATCCTCCGCTGGTATCTTCCACGCCTGTGGTTGATATAGGTTGTGTAATCTGTGCCATTACTGCATCATTGTATCCAGGGCATTCTGGTGAGAATGTAGGATCTGCTGAACACTGAGCATTTAACACAGTTTGTTCTTCTAAACTTGGTCCATCATCTGGGCGAACACTGTAGTTTAAACGAACTACAAAGTGTTCCAACTCACCACCATAGTACCCTGCCCAATATCCTGAGTCACGACCTGATGCACTAAACTCAAAGGTGCTTAGATCATCAGCATTGAATGCTTCGTCAAATGTTTCTGTGCCTGTGACAATCGCAAAACTGTCTCTTTGTTGTACAGTGTAATCCCAAGTACGAGTGTACACAGTGTTTCCACTCTTATCTTTGATTTGAACATTTACAGACATAGGATCAGCACCATCATTTTGATTATCAGCGCCTGCATCACCGTTTTTCCAATGCCAGTGATAGAAATAACCATCCACATTTATCCCTGCCTGTTGCAAGGCTGTGTTAAGGGCATCTGATATTTGAACTGTTTGTTTTATGGTTTGTTGTGTGTAAGAAAATATAATCCAATCACCAGAAGTTCCTGGGCATCCCCCTGGAGCACTATATCCAGCATACTGGTCTCTGCCTATGACATTATAGCACCCTTCCCAGTCAGCGGTATTAGAGCTAATAATATCTCCGGTGGAGTAAGTCTCGCCTTCTACAAGTTCTGCTTTAGAAAGCGGCGCCGCCAGTAAGATACATAAGAGCAGCGGCACCAAGGATGCCCAAGCCAAAGCCTTTTGCTGTATCATTGCGTCTCGTTTCCTCTTCTTGATTGTCCGGTTTTAGCTCTGGATTGTCTGACCAAAGTTGTGATGCTTCTTCACCAATCTTTCCTTCGAAAGGACAAGGTGTGCCAGCCATTTTCATTGCTTGAAACACTCTTGGATCTTGACACATAAGAGCAACACTGGCAACTTTCATGCCCATGTTGTACAGAGTTTTTGCGTTCTTTAATCTTTCACAGTTGAGATCACGAACATGTCCACCACCTGCGATACCTAACACTTGGCTTTGCACAGCCGCCGAATATGAAACAGTACAAGTGTCATTACCACCTGCGTTCACAGTAGGAGCAATAGCACTTGGTGGCGGTGCTTTGATAGTTTGTGTGCTGTCTGTGGTATTTTTATTCACATTAGTGTTGTTGTTGGTATTGTTATTTGTGTTGGTGTTTGTGCTCGTACTGGTATTGTTGTTTGTGTTAGTGTTAGTGTTTGTAGAGTTTACTGTTTGATCTACGGTTTGATCAATAGTGCTGGTACTTGTACTGGTATTGGTGTTTATATTTGTATTGGTGTTAGTGTTTGTGTTTGTATTATTTGTACCACCACTGATAATATTGTTATTGGTATTATTATTAGTGTTAGTGTTGGTATTTGTACTCGTGCTGGTACTGTCTATAGTTGTGTTGTTTGTATTTGTGTTTGTGCTGTTCACAGTACTGTTTGTACTTGTGGTACTTTCCGTGACCACAAGGCTACTGCTGTCGGCAACACCGTCAGCATCCTCTAAGGCATAAACACCGTGTGAAAATAAAGCAATCACTGTTGCTAAAAGAATAGCCCTCATTATATTCAACCCCTCAGTTGAAGCAAAGCCCTCACGCTCTACTATACTTGTATTTAAAAGATTTTGTACAATCTTTAACTATGTGTATTTATCATTCTGGTGTAAAAATATTTACACCGTAACTAAATAGTAATATGAACGAAGAACAACAAGCACTATATGATGTAATGGATGCAATGCGTGAACTAGATGTAGAATACACCTTGCCTACTAAACTAGAAAAGATGGAAAAGAACGCTATCCAGAACGCTCTATATGAATGTGACGGTAATCAAACTCTAGCCGCTAAACGACTAGGAATAGGTAGAACTTGTTTGATTGCTAAAATGAAGAAACTTGGGATTTAGTTTCCGCGCACCTTTGTTATTTTTTTAAATAAAGAACCTTTTTCAATAAGATTGTTCATCTTATTATCTCCATATTTTGCTCTAATACGGATAAGAACTTCTTTTGGATTATTTTTGTTGTAAAATATAATGCTTGGCCAGCCTTCGCCGCTTCCATCCCTCGGAACACTAATCGTTCCTTTGACTTCAAGATCTAATTTGTCCATGGCATACAATCTATCTAAACGCTGAAAGTCTAACACATAATACTTGTTTTTTTCAAATTGTAACAGTTGTACTGCTGGGTCGTTTAATGTCCCGTGTTTTTTAATATTACTCACAAACTTCTTTAACCATTTCTTTTCAGAGTCATCGTCTGATCCTTGAATTTGATCTTCAAACGCATCGATTGCTTGTTCGTAAATTGCAATAACTCCTGTTCTTAAATCTTCTGCATTTAAGAATTCACTTTCTACAGGTGAAATGTCAACACCAAAGTCTCCGAATATAGTTTTATATTGGTCAAATCCATATTGTGAGAAAACATACTTTCCACTTTTATCAGACAAAGAGCCTGCGGTTGCTTGACCAAACTGTCCTGTAGTACCGGCTTTTAAACTTAAATCGAATTTTTGAATCTGTCTTTTACCGTTTTCATCGTAATAGACCATAAAAATATCTGTTTTTCTTTCGGCCATGGCTGATACACCGTCAGCAACGACTTCTACTTCATCGGGTCTTTTATTTTTTTCAAAGAAATTTGCAAAACGATTTACAATACCTGCTTCGTTTACATACGCGATAACATTTTTAATAAACCCTGACATAAGATCATCAGACATCATAAAATCCCAGTCTACGAAGTCAACAAAGTTTTTTGTAGGAAGTTTTACTTGGCAAACGAATTTGTCAACATAGCTTTCTTCTTTCGCGGTGTAATTAATAGTTGCTCCTTGAGATTTTTGTGCAGGATCTATGTTTACTCTGTTTGCAAATTCATCTATAATTTTTTTAACATCATTAGCTGTAATATCTCTTCCAGGTCTTGCGGCCATTCTTGCCACTGTTGCTGCAGCCAAAACACCTTCAACAGTGTTTCCTCTGTTAGCCATTTTTCTTTCACCTGTTTTAGATTGACCTACTCCGCCAAATTCTCCAGTTTTAGCAAGAGAACTTGTTGAAATTACTTCACCGTCAACAGTTTTAACTTTTAATGTGCCCTTTGCACCTTGAACTAAAAAATCTTCTAATCTTTCGTATTCTTCTGGGTCTATTGTAACTTGACCGCCTGTTATTAGTTGAAAGGGTTGGCTATTTCTTACTTTATTTAAAAATATAGGAACACGATCATCTGGTGTACCGATCTTTTTAACAAGTTCCCCAGTGGAAAGATTAGATGCTTCTATAAGTAAATCTTGATATCTCATATGGTATTTATACTATTTTAGGGAATAATAAGTCACGACAGAAAGTTTCTACATCTTCCTCTGGTAGTCCCAAACTCTTCATCACAGCAGGAGTATGTGGATTCTGTTGCTGGTTATGACAGTAATAATCTTGTGCCGCAGATGTAAGAATCATATCACCAAAGCCCGTGCTTTCGTTTACTTCTGTTACATATGATTTTAGATTGTCCAATGCTAGTTCTATAATAGCGACTGCTTCTTCTTCTGTGTTTACGTTACCTGCCGCGAGCATACTATCGCTGAAAATATTTTGTGCCCATTCTGGTAGTTCACGTTTTTTACTAGGAATAAAGTCCGCTACACTTTCAGCATACCCAGCCATCATTGGATGTTCTGGATTAGAACTAGCAGAATAATCAAGAAAAGCACCTGTCATTTTATTCTTACCTGCAATAACATCAAATCCAAAGATAGGAGCATCATTGTTTAGGGCAGGAAAACAACATACATGCATCATCCAAAGTCCTTTGGTGTTTCTAGCATCAACTACATCAACGTGAGCTCTACGAATATCTCTGTTAGCCCATACTCGATTGACCCAACCGCTTTCAGGACGATTAAAATGTGATAGTCCTTGTTCTTCTACTTCGGTTAAATGTTCGTCAAAGATGTTAATAATCTCGTTTTGGCATTCTATTAGTCTGTCCCAAATAACACTCATTGTCCACCCATTTCTTCAAACATTTTTGTAGCAAAATCAAAACAAGTTTTTGCTTCTTCTGCAAGGCTATCATCTAACTTTGCTCTCACAACAGTTTTAAGTTCTTCTACATCTCTATCAAACTTATAATAACGACCTTCGCCTGGAACACGTTTAGCAATCATCTGTCCGCCACTTAAATCTCCCATGTGTCTCACGTACACATGAGCAAGAATCTTGTCTTTATCGTGTGAAATATCTTTCAAGTAGTTAAGATATTCTGTGGTTGCAGTTAAAATTTGAGGTTCTTCTTCTCCGCGAAGTTCGTCAAAGTCTGCAAAAATATTAGGAGCTCTGCGAAGCTCTGGGCAATCATCAAATATACCATGAGCCATTGCAATTGCTTCTAAAACATCATAACACTGGTGTTGATTAAAAAGGTACAATGCATAACGTTCATCAGAAATATTACCGCTAAACATTTCTTTGACAAACGCTCTAGTTTCTGCACGTTTGTGATGTTCCCAGGTTGCTTCTTTTAAACTCATTCTTCTTCCATTTTAGCATCTAAAGGAAAGCCTGCATTTCTACTAGCAGTGATAGTTTCTGTTAGCTTTTGTTCTGCAACTTCATAACTATATATGCCAGCAACTGCTGATCCTTCGGTATGAATGGCTAGCATTAGTTCTTGGGCTGTGGTTAGATTATATTTAAATATTGTAGTCAATACATCTACTACCCATTCCATAGGAGTAAAATCATCGTTAAGTAAAATAATTTTATATTTAGATGGTTCTCGTAGTTTCTTTTCTATTTTTTCATCGATTGCGATATCAGTTGCCATTGCCTTTTCCTTGTAAACGGGGGAGCAGAATACTCCCCCTAGACTATTTTACTCGCTGTCTGCTTCGATTGCGTCGTGTGCGGTCGTTACCAAACCATTGTGATCTTCAATCTTAATTTTCTTAGGTTGTAGCTCTTCTGGAACTATTCTCTTAAGATGGATAGCAAGCATGCCTAGTTCAAGACTGGCGCCTTCAACTTCAACATGATCAGCAAGTGTAAACTCTCTACGGAAGTTGCGTCCGCCGATTCCTTTGTGTAGGTAGTTTACATGTTCATCGCCTTTTGGTGATGTACCTTCAATACGTAGGATATTTTTTTCTTGTGTAATATCAAGATTATCCATACCAAAACCAGCAACTGCTAATGAGATCATATACTCATCATCGTTGATCTGTGCAATGTTATATGGAGGATATCCTTGGCTTGCTGAGTTAGCAAATGTTCTGTCTAACTCTTCGAACATTCTATCAAATCCGATAGTTGCTCTATGTAATGAAGGTAGGTCTAGAGTTGTTAGTCTTGTCATTTTGTTTCTCCTATAATTAGCAAGATTAATCATGGACCCATTATGGCGTCCATTTTTATTTATCATCAATCAGTATCCAACTGTTGATGATTCGTACACAGAGTTGTGTGTCTGCGTACATCGAACAAATGTAGTACATTTGCTCAAATGCTTTAACTTCACTGCACCTGCGTAAGTACAAGTAGAACGCAAGCCACCCAGGATATTTTGAATAGTACTATCCACTGCTCCTCTGTAAGGTACATGAACTTCTCGTCCTTCACTGCTTCTATACTCCTTAAGTCCACCAAAGTGTTTTTCATTTGCGGCTGTAGAACTCATGCCGTAAAATTGTACAAACTGTTTTACTTCAACAATTGGGTTTCCGTCTTGTAGGGTGTAATCTTTTTTGTACCATCTATTTATTATTTCGCCGCCGCCTTCATCGTGCCCGGCAAGCATACCACCCAGCATTACAAAATCGGCACCAGCTGCGAAAGCCTTAGCCACATCTCCGGGTGTAGTACAACCACCGTCAGCAATAATATGTCCACCAAGACCGTGAGCAGCATCAGCACACTCAATGACAGCTGAAAGCTGAGGGTAGCCGACCCCAGTTTGAATCCTAGTAGTACACACAGACCCAGGTCCAATACCAACTTTAACAATATCAGCTCCGGCAAGTATCAACTCCTCTGTCATTTCTCCAGTTACTACATTTCCTGCAATAATAACAACACTTGGAAACTGTAATCTGAACTGTTCTACAAAATCTCTAAATCTCTTAGAGTATCCATTCGCAACATCAATACATACATATTTAATATTTCCATCCGCCATTTCATAGGTATTGCAAAACTTTTTATAGTCTTCCTGTGTGATGCCTATGCTCATAGCAACATGTTCTGTGCGAAGATAATCGTCTGTGTCAAAGAAGTTTACAAGCTCTTGAACACTGTAAGTTTTGACTAAACAAGTAAACATACCTTGTTGTGCCAAAACATCTGCCATTTCAAATGTACCAACACCGTCCATGTTAGCAGCCATGATAGGTACACCATGGAAGTGTCTTACAATATTTCTATCAGGATTATCTGTATCGTAGTTGCGGAAAGTAAAACCGCGATTTAAATCTACTTCTTTGCGTGAGCTTAGGACACTACGCTTTGGTCGGATGAGTACATCCTTGTAATCAAGTTTGACGTCTTCGTCAATTCTCATAATTACCTCTTAGTAAAGTCGTTTAGTGTGAATAGTTAAACTTTCTTGTTTTTTAAGATAACGAGCCCGACCTGCAGATTTAGCTCTTGCTCGACGTTCGCTGGGTTTTACATAATGTTGGCGTTCTTTTACTTCCTGTAAAATACCATCTTCTTGAATTTTCTTTTTGAACTTACGCAATGCATAGTTTACATCACCGTTGCGTACTTCTACAGTTCTTCCATCTGTTTTTATTGTGGTATTAAATTTATTGTTTCTACTCAAACTATGCTCCGTGTGCAATCTCTATAAATGATGTAGCATCATATAATCTATTCTTATTTATGATAGTATAACTTATGTTTTCACCTTTTGTCAACCAATAAGTTTTTTTAAATCCTAACATATATGATGTTAAGTCTTTAGCTATACTATCACAGTTGTCTACGTCAATAAAAATAGTATCTACCATTTGAATGACTTTTATTAACCATTCTACATCTGATTCAGATGTGTACAAATATATATCAATATCTAAATCTATCGATTCTAAAGTTGATTGTATTTGTTGTTTAGATTCACTGCTCGGACAAACTAGCAAACAGTTGTTGGTATACTCGTATACAAAGTCTGGAGATGTTATTAGTCTTAGGCTCATTCAGAATCTTTTAACCTATTCCAAATAGTGTTTTGCCCTTGTTCTTCATTCTGTACATATCTTGTTTTTGTAACCTGATGCCCTTCATCGTCTTTGGTTACATAAGATTCTTTTTCTAGCTCTTGTAAAAACTCTTCTTCCCAAGGCAGTTGATCTATTTGACCTCTAACATACTTGGTTTTAAATTCTTTAAGAGTTAGTTCTGGATGTTTAGCCTTCCATGCTTCTTTAGCAGTTCTCCAGCTTTCATGTTTATCTAGTTCGTCGAGATCATTTTGTCGTTGTTGTTCCTCTACCGATAATTCTATATCTTTTTTTTCGACAGTTTCTGGCTCTATTACTTCGACAACTTCTTCAATGTAAGGTTTGGCAACTCTTTCTTTTTCTTCTTTGCTGACAAGATCTTCTTCACCGAAGAAATCTTCTACCAGTCCTTGTGTTTCTTTTCTAGTAGCTTCGTTCCAGTTTTCTAAGTAGTCAGGATCTACAGTTTGCGACGCAATGTAGTCATCTTGTTCAGGATTCGAGTCTTGTTCCACTGGAACTCTTGTCTCACCCTTTCTATCCGGTCCATCAGTAGGTCCGTCTGGGTCAGTATCCTCTGGTCCGGATCTATCATCGTCGGACTCATCTTTTGTCTCTTCGGTAGTTTCATCGTTGCCCTCTCTGCTCCAACCAAATGTATATTGACTTGCAATCAATAATAAAACTGCTAGTGGATCAAACACTACAATAATAACAATAATGACCCAGCGAACTGCTTCTTCTAACAGTGTCTTATCTGCTTGCTCGCCGTAGATAAATTCTGCAATGTATTTGATAGGACCAACTTCGGCTTCTAGTTTGCGATACTCTGCTTCTAGTTGGAACTTTTCTTCTGTTAGTGTGTCAAGTTCTGTGTTAGCCGCTTTGATTCTTGCGTTCTGTTCGTCAATGATAACATCAATGTCTTCGCCTGTGCTAGTTCCTAGTTGACTGCGTAGTCTTGTAATAAGTTTGTTACTGTCATCAATCTCTGATTCTGCACGACTGCGAAGACGTTGTATTTCTTCCTGTGCAGATGATTTTAGTTCTTCGATTTTAGTAAAGATGTCGGCTCGTTCTGCTTCAAGCCCTTCTTTAAATGCTTTTACTGCTCGAGCTGTTCCGCCACCGTATGCCCCGTCTGGTCTAGAACCTACTAGACTTTGTAGACGTTTAACTGCTTCTTCATCATTTGTGTCAATGTTAGATAGTTCATTAAACTGTGCAAGTTTTTCATCAATAGCAGGTAGTTGAGATAGATAAAACTCTTTGTCACTTTCTAGTTTTTCGTTTGTACTGTCAATAGCAGGTTGCACACGATCGTAGGCAGTATCAATGCGTTCTTGTTCGCGATCAATCTGGCTTTGAATATTTTGATCTGCACCTGTACCTGACGTTTGTGTTGTTTCGATGATCTGTTCAGCACGAGCGACTACTGCTTGTTGTCTAGCAATCTCTTTTTCGATCTGTTCTATTTGAGCAACACCTTCACCTGCCGCTGAAGTTTGTTCAATGTGTGCTTTTGATAAGAAGCCAAAGATACCCATGCTTGTAATAAACATAAGCACAACAACGGCTGTTGCCAAATAAGTCTTAAGCCACCAGGTAGCACGATGCCAATATTTGTGTAACCACACTGCTGTGACTAGTTTGCCAATTTCGAGCACACCGCCCATGATAATAATAGGTATAGCTGCGGCGGCGAAGATAGCCACAAGTCCTGCTACTGAGTAGTATATAGCAACGGCACTGATTGATAGTGCCGTTATAAGTGTGAGTATTGCTAAGAACATAATATGTATTTATCGGTATTTTCTAATAAATCGCCACCCGTTGTGGCCAGTTCCTTTACATGCAGTTTCTTCAAAATGCATGGATCTTCCGCGAACTGTAACTAAACTATACAAAACTCGGCAATAACCACTGTTCTGAGGATAGCCGTGTACTGCTTTTACAGCACCCATAGCGTCACGTTCGTACCACTGGAATACTTGTCCGTATTCTCCTTCTAGTGCAGAAAATACTGCGGCATTTTGTTTTTGTTTTTGTGTGTCATTTAATCCAAATCGTCTAGATTGAATAACAAACGACAATCCATTTACTACATCACTACCAGTTGTGATACCTTGCACTGCTGGACTGCGTACACTTTGACTTTGATACGGTGTACTGGCACCGCATCCTACAATACTACCTAACGTTACCGTCAATATTAACGATTTCGCTACTACCATCAAGTTTTTCACAAACTACTCCTCGCACCATTACACTGCGGTTATGTCTTGTTTCTGGATACCAAAACTCTTTACAGCCTGCGTCAATACCTGCTCGCTGAATTGCTGTTTGTTGTCCAGGCCTGTCTGTACATTCTAATCGTGTTTTACTGCTCACTACGTTACTGCCGTTTTCTGTTACAATGGTTTCGTCTGTGTAACAGTACTGTGCAGTGTAATGTTTCTGAGCAGAGGAGCAACCTGCTAATAGCAAGAGTGCTCCTGTAACTGCTAGGTATTTCATATTACTGTGCTCGAGCTCGAGCTCGTAATTGAGTGTTTTGCTTGGCTTCTTCTAACAAGCCGTTAAAAGTTTCAAGCGGCATTTTAATACGAACATATGTGTGTACTTTGCCAGTAGCGGCTAGTTGGTACGCATACTTCTTAACTTCAACGTGTTCGCGAATACTAGTATCAGCTGTTGAGTGCTCAACCACTGTGCGAGTAACGCTTGTTTCAATACCGTTGTCTCCACGCAAATCTACAGTAGTAGATGAGTTTACAACACCGTTGATACGTTCTGCATAACCTTTTACAGCAAATGCATAAGCCTGTGATTCACTGGCTTGTTCAAACTTGCTTTCGCCCATGCCACATGAATAAGCATAGTCAGTCTGCCAAAACAAAAATCCTTCTGTGCCAATTTGTTCACAGTCAGAGTACCAATTAGGATGTGCTTTTGTCTCACGAACTGCAACTTCGTTCATGCCAGAACAACCAGCCAATGTAATAGTAGCGCCAATCGCTAATGCCTTAAGTGTGCCTTTCATTGTATGTCTCCACTTGTTTAACAATGTTTTTATAGTATAGAGTCAAATGCCAAACATGTCAACGATTTTGGCACGATCAGTTTGCAAGATAAAATTAATTATTGTTCTTGTATCGTTTTGGGTAGGTTTTTTACTAGCATGAAATACTCTGCTTGGAAAGACAGCAATTCTCCCTTGTTTAGGTTCTACTGTATCTACAATGTTTAAATCTATAGGATCTTTGTCAACTGTTTTATCGAATATTACGGTATCGCCGTCACTGTCTTCTACATAATAAACAATGCTAATACAATCTTTATTTGGAACATCCATGTGCGGCGGTTGATATTTTCCTTCGGATCCTTCGTCTTTCATTAAAAGATTTGCTTTCGCTCTTAAGGTGTTTTTTACTTCTAAGTCAAGCATTCTTTCAACATGATTACAAATAGAGTCTGATAAGTGAGACAACGGACTTGTGGACTGATTTTCGTGTATTAACCCATGAACCATTTGAGGAGTTTCTTCAATGTTTGTGTCGTTTGCATCAACTTTAACATTGGATCCGACAGCTGATTTAGAAAAATACCACATAGCATTTTCTTTTAATTCTTCCTTTACTTCTTCCTGCAAATTTTTTGGTATTGCATTATCGATGACAAGTGGATGAATATCTATAGTCATTTTTACTCCGCTCTATAAAAGATATGAGCGCCAATTTGTCCTATAGTACGGAATCGTTTGTTCCAGCTAGGATCTACATAGGTTGCGTGATAGTGTGTAGCACCTTCAGTGATGCCGCGATATAGTTCTCTGTTCATAATCTGATATGCAACAGTTTGTGCTCTACGCCACGATTGTGCATCATTGACAGCATCGCTCTTTCCGTCACAGTACCAAGAGAACTGACACTTGTGTCTAACAGGTATAAGTTTGTTGTGCTTTTCTTTCCACCATTTAGAATATTTTGCATCGTAGATTACGCCGCATACTGTGTCTGGCCAACGACGATCGCGAACACGATTAAGAACAACATCTGCGACAGCAAACTGTCCTGCTAGGTTGTCTGAACGACTCTCATGATAGACGTTGAGCGCCATACAGTATTCTTCTGGATGGCTTTCTGCTGTGTACAATTGATCTTTAGGTGCTCGTATAGTATCGCTACGAGTTACATCGGATGCCATAGTACCAACTGCAAGGATTGAAGAGGCAAGAACGCCTGTTACAAATTTCATTATTACCCTCATTTTGTATTTAGTTACGACGCATCTGTGAAATTTCAGTTGCGTCTTCTTTTCCTAACACAGGAACAGCATTGCTCTTGTGCAGCGTGGCGATACCTTTAATTAAAGTACCAGTATATTCTTTCTTCTCTGGGAGAGCGGCAGATCCCTTGCCTGAATCCAAACTCTTATATTGTGTAGTCGTCCGTTGATAACCTTGTGAAGGGGAGTATGTCTTGACTTTCCTCGGGTCCATATGCTCTTGCTTTGTTGAACTTTTCTTCTTACCGTGGACATAGTCTACATATTCCTCAAATGACATTCGCTCTGCATGACGTCCTGCTTGCTTCATTCGCTTGTTGTATGCGCGAAGTTCTTCAGCCAGTTTTTCATACTGCGATCTAGTTAGTTTTTTCTGTTTGGGTTTGCTGGTACGGATTGTAGATAATCCTTGTTGCAAATGCATGGTCATAAAAAAACTCCTGCTAGTATTCAATGTAAACATTGTAGCAGGAGTTTAGGTATGCGTCAAGTTATTTTGGCTTATTTGCCTTCCATTAACTTAACTGCTTTGTCATAATCTTCGCGGCTTACAACACCTTCGTTTAAAAGACGTTCACGATTGATCTGATGCTGTGCTTGCGTTTCTTCTTTGCTTCCGCCAAAATAAGGAACACAGTGTCCTTCTTCAGTCATAATATCTGTAACAGTACGCATATCACCTTTGTATTCTACTTTGAAGTCACCTAGGATACGTCCGAACTTGCCTTTCATGTCTTCGCCTTTTTTGTCTTCTGTGGTAATCAGTTTACCACCGTGCTTCATAAGATCTTTTAGTCTTGCCTTTGCGGCTTCGCCAAATAGATCTTCTACACGATCGCTGGTGCGACTTTCTGGAGTGTCAATGCCCATGATGCGAACACGCTCATCTTTCAAGCATATACCAAATCCTAGATCAATATCTACGTCAACAGTATCACCGTCAACAACTTTGATGACTGTTACGTCATATTCATTCTGTGTCATATTAAAGCCCTCTTTTAATATGAGTATTTATTTAGAATTATCTTTAAATCTTGAGATAGCACTGCCTGTTAGTAATGCACCAAATGCTAGATGAAACAGTCCTCCACCTTGCAGAGTGAAAGGCTGATGTTGATAGGTTAAACTATCTATGAGTTTGATTTGTACCTGAGGATCCAATGAAGTTAACTGCATCATTTCAAATCCTGCAAGCACATCTGCACGAGTTATACCAATCCAACTAGGAACAATGATAAAATCAAATACGCAGATCACAGCATATACAACAGCCATGATAGTTTTCCAGCCGTCATCTTGTTGCATCCATATAAAAAATGATTTCATATATTGTCACCTTCTATAAGCGGGCGAACACCTTGCGATTCTAGTTTGTCTTCGCGAATACATACAAAGTCATGCATTTGCCAACCTTTAGGATAGTAATAGTTTAGAGTTTGAATAACTTCTACAGGATTATTTTCTGCCCAATATAAGCATTCTTCTTTGTTTGTAAACTTTGGGTCTGTCCAAAGAAAGCCCTCATGTAGTCCTTGTTGCATTTGCGTTACAAGGACTAACACATACCAAGTCACTAGCCCTGTCCTCTGTACTTGGCTTTCTTTGCGTGTTTACCTTTGTAACTACTGTGAGGTGAGTTACCAATGCTGGTACGCTTCTTTACTCGTCTTTCAGCAATACTATCAGAAAGTGTTGCTTTTTTACTTGCCGCCATAAAGTCTCCTTATGTTAAGTGCGTACTTTATTTATCCATAAAAAAAGGCCACCGAAGTGACCTTCTTTTATCAAACTAACAATTAGAATGAAAGTTTAATACCAACTGTTGTTTCTGTACGCTCAACATTTTGATTTAGATCTGTATTAACATATGCTGTAACGCTGTCTGTAATAGATTTCGAAACATCGAACTCAGCATCTTCAAGAGTAAAGTCAGCACCTGCTTCAGTGTCATGTAGATTAATGCTTGTAGAAACTTCTAAACCTAGTGGTAAACCTGATAATGTGTTACCTAATACAAAATTGTTAATTTCGCCTTTTGCTTCATGCTCGAGTGCGATTGATGTGCCTAGGTCTAAGCCTTCAGCCGATACTGCTGTTGCAGATAAAGCAAACATTGTTGCAATAATTGTTTTAGTCATTTTATTTCCTTCTGTGTGTGATATTACTTAGATATCTAAGTATAGTTATAAAAAAAATGCACCCGAAGGTGCATTTCTGGTTATTGGGTAACAAGGTGACCAACCCCGTAGCGATCATGCCGCTAGTGCGAACGTCTCATCGTTTGCGGTTATTTTAGTTTGCTTCTACGACCAGGAATCTGTCTATAACAGATGGCGTCTTTTTATGCTATGAGCATAACGACTACACATTCTCCCAATCCTAACGGCTTTCACATTGCCGGTAACTCCACTTTCTTAATCATGTCGCCGTCGAGTCCAATATCTGCCCCATCATAAACACACTAGACCGTGGCCGAAAAGTCTAACTTTCAACTTCGCCGCAGTGCTTAAGATGCTTTCCACGCTTTACCTAGTGTGTTTATGGTGGAGCAGCCGGGATTCGAACCCGGGTCCGTCAACCTTTCGGTCTGCTTCATCGTTACAATACTATTTAAGCACCTTTAGGTAGATTTGTCAAGTCTTCTTTATAAATTTCATATTCCATAGGTGTCATACAACCTCCGTGAAATATAACACCGTCTTGTGCTGCAAATCTAAATCTATTTTCTTTAACTACATCTCCGCCTGCGAGTGTGTTTACAAAATCAGCACATTCTTCCGCGGATGTAAAAATTCTGTCACTTACTTGCGGGCCTATGATTGCTTGTGGATTGACAACATGTGTCATCATATACACTAATAATATTTCCATGTTTTTGCCCTCTGTAAAGTATTTAGTATGTAGTATTATTTTATTTCAGTGAATTGTACAGAGTCTATCCAGCGATATTTCTCGTATCTTAGTTGTTCGCTTTCAAGTTGTTTGGGTGTTAGTAGTTGTTCGTAGGAATGTTCAAAGCCGTGTTTCCATTTAATAGATACTTCAAACAATGTAGGCGCTAATCCAAATCCACTCATTTATATTTTACTTGTTTTTGTTCGCCAGTTGTTGGATTAGAATAGATTTTATACCAAGGATTAATAGCAATAAGATACCAATCCTTGCCGAGATCTGCTGTATCACATTGCATACAGCAGTCTTCAGTTCCGCAGTCTGTGTGTTCTGTAGGAACACTGTTTTTAGGATCAAACTGCTCAGTCATTTACATATCGTTCTTTTTATCTTGGATTTCTTTGCGACGATCTTTAGTAAGTTTGCCTAAGTCACCAAGTGCCTTACGGGCACGAGTTGCGGCAGCTTTAACGCCTTTGTCATCAAATGTACTTGCTTCTGCAAGATAGTTATTAAATGCTTGTACGATTTGCTCGTGTAGTGTCATGGTTATTTTTCTCCTTTTAACCTTGTGGTTCTGCATTAGTATCCGGCGAACCGGTAATAATATGTCCTGAATAAACTCCCGAAAATTGGTCATTTATTCTTGCTACGTTTCTATTGTTAGCGTAGACGTTTGGCGATCCTGTTACAATCTTTCCTGTGTGTCCACAGTCTGCTTGAACAACATCGTCTATTCTTGCAGTTCCTCGGGGGAACTGTGTTGTTACATCACCATTGCCTACCGTTGCGGCGGTGATGATTTTTCCGCCTATAGGTCCGTGGATTGCACAAACACCTGTGGTTCTGTCATGCAGTCTAGCAACAGGGCGTGTCATGTCCATGTACCTTGTGGATAGTATTGATCCAATAATGCTAAATCTCCGTAGACTTTAACTTCTGTTGTTTTAAATTCTAGGATAGCTTGGTTATCACTGTCTCGACCTGTTTCTACAACAACACGAGCTGTAACTATTCTACTAGGTTTAGTTTTATCAATATTAAATGATTGTAGTTTACCTTGACTGTCAATGCGTCTAACTGGCATTTTAAATGCTGGCTTTGTAGGAGGCTCGAAATTTGCAAGTGTTCCTCCTCCTAACTGTCGACTGGCTTCTAATAATAAAGCCTTAATATTTGCTCCAGCGTCTTGTAAAGGTTCTCTATTTTCTTGCGAGTTTTTTAGATTTTCAAGTGTTTCTTTACTTTTTACAATAGCATCGTCTACTGCGGCTCCTACATTAGCAAGAGCACTTTTTGCTTTATCTACAAGAGCTGTAGGAAAAATACTTGACAAGTCTACTGGCACAGGCTGGTCAGCATCTGCATCGCCTGGAGGTTCGGGCTCTGCTTGATCTGGAAACTTATTATTAATATCATCTATATTACCGTACACTATTATGTCATAAAAGTAACGTTGACCAACAGTAGGAAACTCTGGACTGCCATCGCCCCATCTACGTTTTGATACTATTTTAGATCCTTTGGCTCTGACTGCATCTGTGATGTTAAAGTTATATAACTTTCCGTCTGCACCTAAACGATATTCTTTCATTATGCTATTGCTCCGCCAACGCCGCCTAGTGCAGCACCGATGTCAAGAGGATCTCCTGCAAGCTCTGTGGTAGTTCCAGTTGTTCCAAATCTTGCTTGCATAGCAGTTGCATCTGCAAAATACATCCTTGTTAGTTTTCCTCTGTATTGAATATCAGCATAAGGTTTAGTTTTATCAATGTTAAAGTTAACAACTTGACCTGCAGCATTCAAATATCTACTTTGTTGTGGTTGTAGATTTTTTACTTGTCCTTGAACTTCTGCCGCTTCTCCTGGAGGAGTAACTGGAAGTGCGGCTAGTGCGGCAGAAACAGTTTTACAGTTTCCTGATGCAACTGCTCCAACTAAATCTCCTACTAGCGAACCTGCTTCTGCTATAGCTTCAGCTACTGTGTCTACAGCACCGTCGATAGCATCAGCAACATCAGCTGCTGCTTCTCCGATAGCAGCATTGAGTTCGTTAAAAGCTGTTTCTACAAGACCATTTACTTCTGATATTGCATCTTCTAATGCGGCGGCAAGTTCTACTAATCCTTCGGCAATAAGTTGTGCAAGAATAGTACCTGCTTCTGCAATGATGCTTGTAATCTCTGAGATTACAGTAGCAACTTCGCTTACTACTTCGCCTACTACGCCTGCAACTTCTGTAACAGCAGTAAGCATTTCTCCTGCAGCTTTTTCTGCATTGAACGCCAAGGCTCCTAGATCAGGACTTAACCCTCCTAGTGTTCCCATAACAGCACAAGCATCTGTAGCATTAGTAAGAGCTTTATCTGCAGATACTTTCATAGTTTCTGCATTGGCGGCAACTTCTGGTTCTACTAAAGCTGCTTCGCCTCCTGGAAACTTTTTATCAAATGCCGCTTGTGCTGTTTTTCCGTCACCGTCAGTGTCAGTATCGAGAGTCATCTTGGTAATCTTTCCAAGATAATCTACATAATACACAGGATACTCCGGACCGGACGGAATGTTAAAATTATTAATATTACCAGAAGCAGTTATTCTTCTTCTTTGTTTTAGCGATCCACTGATACTAATGTCTTCGTATTCTTCTTGGGTTCTAAAAGCCACTTAAAACTCCTTGTTTTAAACCGCAAGCCCTGTAGTGTTTTGTACATATTGACTAGCCATGTCTTTTTCTGTTTTAGACACAGTCAATACATTGTTTACCGAGAGCTTTAATTCTGCATCAGGACTAACTGTGAACATAAAGGGTGCTAGTCCTAGTCCTTGTTGTGTAACAGCAACCATTACTGGTTTGCTTACTTTATAAAAGTCTGTACCTTCTTCTACCAGTCGTGCAATTATTTCTTCGCCTGATGTAAGTTTCATACTTACTGTATCACCTGCCTTATAAGGTGTATCAATTAACATTAAAGTTTTCCTTCTGTTGAGCCTGAATTAGTGTCTTCTAAATATTGTACAAAGTCGTCGCATCCGCCCACTGCTTCACCATTGACTTTGATCTGTGGGAATGTTCTTGCAGTTGGAAACTGCTCAAACAATTCTTCTTTTGTAAAATCTACATCTACTAGTTTATAATCATATTCTAGCCCACGCATTTCACAAATTGCTTTTGCTTTATCACACTGTGGACATGCTGGCTTGCCATAAATTTCAATCATAAACTAAATCCTTTGAGTGCATCTGCACTTACATCTTGTTTAATGCCACCAATTACATAACTCTCGACCTCTGTTTCCTGAGGAGCAACCTGTAGTCCTGAACTCGACAACCAATGCTGTGTCCAAGGTAGCGGGTTAGTATTTACAGGTGCATCGAAAATAGCATTGTAGCCTAGTGCTTTAAGTCTACGGTTTGCAATATACTCTACATATTGATGTAAAAGTTTTTCGTTTAGTCCGATAATACTTCCGTCTTTAAATAGATAGTCTGCCCAACGTTGTTCTTCTGCAACACATTCACGCCACATTGCGTAAACTTCTTCTTCGCACTCTTTAGCAATAGAAACCATTTCTGGATCGTCTTTGCCTTGCATCCAGTTCTTAAGAATGTGTGTGCTTATTGCTAGGTGCTGTGCTTCGTCACGTGCAATCAACGAAATAATCTTTGCCGAGCCTTCCATTAATTTTAACTCACCAAATGCAAATGTACATGCAAACGATACATAAAAACGAAGTCCTTCTAAGATGTTTACGTTCATCATAGCAAGGAACAACTTCTTCTTAACGTCACGCATGTTTCCTTCTTTGCGATGTGTGTATGCATCAGCCGCTGACAAGAACGCATCATAGTTCTTGGTTACGCTTTCTGCTCGTGCAATAATATACTCGTCATCTAAAATTGTGTCAAATACTTCGCTTGGATCTGAATATACATTCTTCATAATATGTGTATATGAACGGCTGTGAATAGTTTCAAAGAAGTCCCAAGTAACAATACAGCCTTCAAGTTCAGGAATACTAACGTAAGGAAGGAAAGCAAGGCAAGGACCGCGTCCTTGTACACTGTCTAACAAAGTTTGATACTTTAGATTGGCGGTGAAAATATGTTTCTGCTCAGGACGGAAGTTAGCAAAGTCCGCTCTGTCTTTTTGTAAACTTACTTCTTCTGGTCGCCAAAAATATCCTAACATGGTTTGATTTAACTTATCAAACACAGGGTAACGGAAAGTGTCATATCTCTGTGTGTTCTGCTCGGCCCCAAAGAACATATTCTGTTTTGTAAAATCAACTTTGTCTT